AAATGCAAAGCTCCTTTAGATCCTCTACCATCTACTGTAGCGTCAAGATCATAGCTATCGACACCTCCCACTCCGAAGTCAGAATGAGGAGCAACTCTTTTGCCATGAATATTTTTCTTTTGATTTCTAAACTCTAAAGGAGGCATCCATGCAACTTTAAATCTACCCTGCGGGTTAGGGCTAAATACTACTTCAGAGTCTTTTTTACCATCTTTCCACATAAAATTACCAGTTACAACTGGATTGGGAAAAAGCTCGTCATTATGCTCTACTTGCTCGTATATCTGACCTACATTAAATATACTACCCTCTATACTATCTCTAAAGGCCTCATCCTCTGTAAAAGGGAACTGACGTATAACTTCATTAAGTTCAGATGCATCGTTTTTTAATGACTCTCTTTCATTTTTTAAAAATGTTTTGGCTCCAGTGTATATGTATTCATTATCTATGCCTTCTAAAGTACTTTCTGGGTCATCCACAACAGGATAACCATATTTATCAAAAAATCCTTCTAATGACTCGTAAGCTGGTATAAACAATCTATATAGTCCAGTTCTAGTCCTCCCATTCGCATTCCTCTCCGTCGGATTTGAATCCTCCCATAGATCCTTGTATTGACTTCCACCTTTGTCCATTGGATTTACGGTGCTTCCTACTAGGGCCTTTCCTACGATTTTTCGCCCTACGATCAAACAAGTCCTCTGAATCCTCCATGCGTCTCTTATGTCTGTTGGTTTTTCCCATTTTCCTGCCTCATCTAAATACAATATGTGTAGCTTTTCACCATCGTATGCATTGTTAGTTGTATTTTTCCAGTTTATAACAGTATTCAAAGCCTCACCTTTTTGTGAAGTTTTGTTGTTTTTAGTTATACGTTTTGATGGTTCACGAAAAGCTAACTCCATACGCGGATTCGTAGTACCATCTTGTATTGGTTTAAAAAAGAAAGGGTAGTGTCTAAACATGTAAACCACCTTCTTCATGAAGATGTTTTCTTGAGCATCTTTACCTGTTTTCGACTGGATCCCCATAAGCTTGTCTTTAACCTGTGTAGCTTCGTCCACAAGAACAGAAGAACAGATATTAGTATAGCCAGAACGACGACACTTAGTATATAGCTGACCGATACAACGAGAATCAGACTCGCACGCAGCCATGTGTAAATATATTTCACGTTGAAAATTTAAAAAGTATGGGTATCCTACATCTAGCTTTGTCCACTGAAGCATCATGTAATGCCGCCCCGTAATATATGTAGGTGTACCGTTGTTATAAAACCAAAAACCCTCACGCCTACGTCTAAACTCTTCCTCGATATACGGACGAAACTTTTCTCTAAATTGCTTTGGCATTTCTGCCCACTCATCCATAGAACGAACACGAGACAGCTCTTTAGGCATAGGTGTCCTTTGCCACATTTGCAAAGACTTTGATTTTTTATATCCGAAAATTTGTTTCTTGGGGGGTGCTTTGGGAAGACAAATGAGTAACCCACCGAGTTCGATAAGCTCACCTTCCGTACCATTGGGACAAATTTTAACAGCAGGGTCTTCATATCCTTCTACGTCCAATAGCACCATTAGTTTCTATTGTGATGATATGGAGCCATGTAATTTGGTGCTTTACCATTACAACACCATTCTGCACCTCCATCCCAAGGGTCAATACACCAACACTGATTGTAGTCTTTTTTTTGAGATCTGTAGTGTTGTTTGTACGAAGAACATGAGCTCAGCATAACAGCTGAGATAAAAATTAATAAGTATTTCATTATATATAAATTTTATTTACGTTTAGACCCTTTTAGTCTAGACTTTTCTTTTCTACCTCTATTTACAGATTTAGGTTCTATTTTAATTTTTGATCCTTTATGATGTATATCTTTACCGTCACCCTTTTTAACTATTCCTTTTTTTTCTGCTTTTCTTCTTCTTTTGTTTCTAGCCGCACGATTCTTCTTTTCTTCAGCAGAAGATTGAAACTTTTTGTACTCTTTCTTGTAGTTTCTTTTTTTAACTCTCATAACTCTTGCAAGTTACGTTTTTTTTGTCTTCTTTCATAAGTTACTTGTCTATGACAGTTGGAACACCTTACTTCACATTTTTCTATTTCTTTCTGTATTGTATCTATACAATAGGCTTGATTAGCCATATCTGATATATTACCTCGTTTCTCCCCTCTAACATGGTCAAATTCCAAAAGAACTGGATTATCTTCTCCACAGTCAATACATTCATGTAAGCTTTTTACAAAACGAATGTATTCTTTATTTCTTTTTCTAGACTCCCTGTTTCTTTTTTTACTACGAGCTTTTATTTTTTCTTTATTAGCTTCATAGTGACGTTTAGCTGCTGCAGCTTGATCTTCGGGGTTTTTGTAAGCCATTACTTAGAAAATCTTTCAGCAAACCCTCCTGTATAATCTTTTGCCTCATCTATCTCGCCATTATCTTTAAGATCTTTTATCATTTGCTCTAGGCGTTGCCTCTCAACGATAAGCTCCTTACAATCTGTTGCCGTTTGTTTTATTGACTGAAGCTCGGCCTTTCGTGCGCTCCCATTTATTTCTGGATCAACGGGTTTTTTAACCTCATCAATCATGTTGTTTATTGCAATCTCCATGCTTTTCATAAGCCTTTGAGATGCATTGATTGTAGTAAATTTAGACATAAACTCCATATAAGTCTTCTGCACGAGTCCGATAGTATTCTTGCCCGTCTATAGTTATACGATAATCTCTATTTTCTTTAAAGCCAACAATATCCCCAGGCTCTAAACCCATTTCCTTACCTTCTTCACACAAATAAGCTACCTCCCCTTTTGTTGGTAGTTTTTCGCTATTATCTACCACTTCTATAATATCAGACTGAAGTGTTAACTCCTTTTGTTCTACAGGTTTTAATAAACACCAACCAGCAAGACATCTTATCTTACCGTCGTTTTGACACTTATATGCTATAGCTTGATTATTTACAGCAAAATCTGGATCGTAGCGGACTATATATGTATTATCCTCACCAGTTAAAACTTGACCATCATTCATAACAACAAGATGATGAAAGTATAAAGTATCACCTTCTTTAACACCTGTCTGATATTTAAAAGGTATTGCTACAACTGGGCCCTCCGTTACTCTGTTTTCAAATTCATTGAACCTATTATCAATGTAAAGTTCCAAACCACTATCTGTGGTTATAGTGTCGTGAAGTGTTTTATCTAACTTAACGACAAATAAATTAAATGTTTTCATTTATATTAAATTAATATCCTCCAGAAGAACCTCCAGAAGAACCTCCAGATGAACCTCTAGAAGGTGAAGTATTCATGTTTGATCTTCGACCTTGTCTAGATCTAACTAGATCTAATATAATACTTTGAATTTTCAGTTCTGCTGTTCTGTTAGCTGGGGTTAGTTTATCATGCTGAGCAACCTTATGAAAGCCACCAACCATGGCTCCTTGAGTTATATGAACATGATATGCACCAATATAATTTGTTCCGTCTGGGAGATTAAACTCTCCTCCTTCAGTATATAATTCTGTTCTAACCATTTTAAAAATTACAATCAAATTCTAACATACAGGGCATATCATCAATAGCTTTCCATAAAGTTTGAATATTATCTTCGTCCTTAATATACACAAAATATCTTGTTTTACCATATTTATGTAAATGTCTTTCGTCTTGTATTATTGTGCTAACTGTTCCAGTTCCAGCGCGCATACCTATATAATAAGCCATGCCATCTTTAGGGTTTTTCCCAACCACAATTTTTCTAATAAGTCCTTCCATTATATTTTATTCAGTATCTATATCTAGGTCCCTCAACATTTCATCAATATCTTTTTCAAAATCTTCTAAAGTGTAGGGAGCATCATAGTTATATGTATTGCTTACAAAGTTAACCATTTCTTCCAGCTCAAAAAAACTATCAAGATGATAACTGTATATAGCGTTCATTTTTAACTCTCCAAACTCATCTTCATCAAAAAACCCAGAAACAAGTATAGAAACAAACCTATCTCTCATTTCGTATTTATCAACAAGACGGTCCATTTCTATGGCTAACTTTTGAATTTCCATTAAAAACGCCATATCTTTCATGTGATAAATTTATTTTATGCCTAAAAGCAAAGTTTCTAAGAAAAAGTTATTTAGAGAATTCTCTATGCAAGATAAGAAATATCTTCGTAGAAATTATTTAAAGAATTTAAAGAAAGTAAAACATCTTGTTAACAAAGAGTATGATATATCTTTTTCCATGATAGAGTTTCTATTGTGGGCATACGATCTTCAGTTTTTTACAATTAAATATGCAGCAGAAGATTTAGCTATGAATAAAAACAATACTCAAAACAGATTTATATATCCCTTAGTAAATAAAGGTTATTTATACAAACATTTTGACAAGCTAACGCCGTCACAGACCTTTGAGGATCATCTATTCAGAGAAGAAACTAAAATGAACTATAGAGTTAGGTATGCCTTAACTCAAAAAGCTAGGCTGCTTGTGCAAAGAATTTATAGGGAGTTAGATAGTTAATATCCTTCAGTATAAAACGGACTACTGTTATCTCTTAACATAGCGTTTATTTGAGATTTGGTATATACAGTCTTTGAGCTCAAATCGTTTGGCACTGTAGTAAATCCAAAAATACCTCTTCCATCTGTACCTATTTTGTATAGATTAGTAAGAATATTTTCAATACCCCAATCTTGTGCTTCATCACCTGTTAATATTATAAATTTATCCATTATTAAGAAGGTACTGTAGAGCTAAATGTAGCTCCGTTATTCGTTGCGTTACTTGTTCCAGCCGTGTCAGTTACATCATCTTCAAATCTGTAGTATAATAAAAGACCATCGTGCGCACTTTCATCTTTTGGTACGCCGCTATTATATATAGCCGTAACTTCACTAGAAGAAAGCGCTTTAGTAAAGATCGCAACTTCGTCTATTAAACCTCCAAAAGGAGTATCATGCGTTCCATCATCATTTGAAGCACCAATACTTGGTTCTAAACCTCCATGATCAAAAGCAGCATGCTTAGCTTCTGATACTCTAAATCCTCCAAAAAAAGATATTGGAACTGAAGTACCGTCATCGTAGATAGCATATGATGTATTGCCACCAGTATTTTTTGTTACAGTTAATACAACATGTGTAAAAGCACTTTGAGCACCATTCGTAAATCTAGCCGCATCCGTAGTAACCGAAGCAAATGCTCCATCAGAGAAATGATTAAAACCTAACTGACCTAGCGAAGAGATGTTAAAAAAAGCTACATCACTAGCTCCTAACTCAACTCCAAATAATGTTTGTAAATGCTGGCCATCATCAGGTTTTACCCACATGCTAATACTAAAGCTATCTTGAAAAAGAGCATTGGATGTATAGTTGGTATCTACGTAATGAAGATTATCACCTGAGCCACCAGCAAAAGACAGGGATTTAGTGTTTGAGTAAGACGCTGCGCTCTCTATATAAGGTGATAATATACTTGTTCCTAATCCTAACATTATGCTTCTTTATTAAGAAGGTTTACTAACTCCACTGGATCTAATATAAGACTTTTTGCAAAATCTCTATATACTATAGTTACTTCTTCTCCAGCTTCTAATGCTTTAGCTATAGGCGGATATACACGTTTGTACGCGTTAGTGCTCTTACCTATAAAACCGTTTTTGTTGGTGTTGTTGTTTTCTTGCGTGTCACCCAGTAGTAAACATCCCGCAGTGTCCTCATCAGTATTACCGCAGTGAAGAAGAATATATTCAAAGCCTGGAACATCCAAGACATGAAGCATGCCTTTATGTATATCAGCAAATCTATTACTGTATTTGGTGTGATATCCACCCACAGTTCGAAAGCCGATATTATACTCTCCTTCAGGTATGCAAGTTTCTCCGTAAACTTTTTCCTTGCGACTTTCGTCTTCCAAGGTGTAGCATAAAAATTTTCTTTCATTTGTTACATCAAATAAAATACCGTTAGTTGAATCCTTGCCTTTGTTGATTCTTATTACTTCGAGTTTCATTTTTTATTTTATTTAATCTAGTTATTTCTGCCTCTTTGGAGTGATCTTTTCTTTTCTTCTTGGTGTTGAAATAGTATTTGTTCAAAATTCAAAAGAACCTACAAACTGCTTACCCTGACCAGCAGATTCTCTACCTTCTGATTTAGCAAGTTTTCTTTCAGCCCTTTTATATAATGCTCTAGCAAAAGGATTCCTAACTAAAGTAGCACTGCCTCTATCAGGGTCTATATCAACTTCTCTTCTTTTACCAAAATATTTTTTCTGAGACTTAAGAAAATCTTGTCTTAAATCTCTTCCACCTTTAATTATATCTGCTAAAACCAAAGAAAAAGGTTTTTTATCTCCTTTCTCATCCTCTGTTGCCATTTCCCCAAGGTCCTCTGATGACGTACCGTAAGATGCACACTGAATCTTACCGTCGACTATCTTACAAGACTCACCCTCTGTACCATCACCGAAGTTTACGTCACCTAAACTTATAGAATCACCTTTGCTTTCACCCTTCTTTAACTCTTTTCTTTGAGCAATATTTCTCAATAAAGATTCTATAGGAGCAACTTGTCTTTGAGAAATGCTAGAAAGTTTGCTTTTATCAACAGATCTTTTTCCTTTGCTTCTGGGATTCCTACCACCTGGGCTATATTTCTTAATACTATTCATTAACTCGCTATAAAGACTTCTATGGATACTGCATTAGATCCTGGATCAATTAATATACTCTCTAAGTCTGTTAACGCAGTAACAATATTAGCGTTTGCATCGCTAACAGCTATACCGTCGTGAGTAGCCCCCATCATATAAGATCTACCTGCAGCTAATAATATTGATGCAGAAGAATCAGCAGCCCCGTCTTCATCAGTAGAAACTTGTAAAGAAAGGTTTACTGAATTAGTATCATCAAGATTAGTAACTCTCACGTATTTAGCGTCTTCAAGGTCGACAGCATTATCACTTGTACTTGTAGCTGTCTGAAAAGTAGCTATAGTTGTATCAGAACTAGCTGGACAAGTAACAATTCTATGATATACCTGAGTAACAGACGCTACAGATAACGTATTAATAGAACCTCTATCAGCTCCATTAAGTGTTAACTCTTCTGTTATTGTTACGTTTAAAGTAGCCATTTATTATCTTTCTTGCTGGCCTAATTGTCTTAGAAGAGATTCTGCATCTCTTGGAGGCATATTTCTCATTGGTGGCTGATTCATCTCACCCATAGATCTTCCTGAAGGCATGTCACCAGCTCCAGACTGATTCATAAGCATCTGTAAAAAATCACCAACACTTCTCTCTTGATCGAAGTTTGCTAGCATTTGTAAAAGAGCGTCTACATCTCCACCTGACCCTTGAGCTTTTCCTCCATGTCCATATTCATTCTTACCTCCATGTCCATATTCATTCTTACCTCCGTGCCCATATTCATTCTTACCTCCATGTCCATATTCATTTCTACCACCCATACCAAATTCCATTTTACCTCCTTCTTCCATCATCATATTCTTAATCCTCATTCCGTAATCAGCTTTATTTGTTGCTCCTGCAATTCTATCTGCTTGAGTTGGGTTTGGGTTGTTATCTATGCCAGCCTTTACGCTTAGCATACCAAATGGGCTTTTACCCCCTTTATTCATTTTCATGTGTTTCATAGCTACTTATTTTTTACAAATATAATATATTATCCACTACAACTATCTTAAGTCTTGTTTTGCATCTTCAGCAGTATAGCCTTCAAAATCTAAGTTAGATTTAATTGCATCCATAATATATCCTTTTTGCTCGTCAGTCCAAGTATTACCTGTTTCTTTATCGCTATTCATAAAGTTTCCTAAATGACGCATGTTTAAAGATATATTATCTTCATCTCTAGCTTTACTTAAAGTGTTTAAAATTTCATCATAAGTTTTTCCAGATAGGTCATAGCCTCTTTTTTTCGCAGATGAGATAGCAGATTTAATAACTGCATCAAACTCTATATCTCTTTCTTTCCCTCCGACCATAAACTTACCTAATCTATTTAAAGATTGAGTTTTAGGGTCAATAGATTTATATAGTTTTCTAAATGCCTTTCTGGTATCTTTGTCTTGTATTCTGCCAGCATCTTTAAAATCTAGCTCAGCAGCTATTTGCTGTAAAGGACCAAACTGTGTGGTGTGTATAAGTTCGTGAGTTAAAACAGAATCATCACTAGTTTCTGGATCTAAAGCAATTGATCTTCTAGGAATACCCTGAACTTCTTGTAAGTACTGATTAAATATCCCAGCAGAACCTCCAAGTTCTGCAGTATCGTATGGTTGTATTGTAGTTCTACCTAATCTTCTTTGAGCTCTTTTTTCTCTTAAAGCTTCAAATAACCCACCATCATCAAATATTCTTTCGTCTCGTCTTTCTTGCCGTCTATCATCTCTATCTCTCTTTCTTAAATTTCTTTTAAATTCTCTAAACTTCGCCATGTTAAATCTTTTGTATTGTTGTGGAGTTAACTCTACTTCACGATATACTGGTTCTCCAGTTTCATAACTAACATCTGGCATCATTATTTTACCCTCTTCATCTAAATACATTGTCGGGTTTTCACTCTCTTCTTTATAGTACTCTTTAGCCGCGTCTATTTTTTCTTTTCTTTGTTTTAACGCTTCTAGAAGTCCTCCTTTATCAAATGTTCTTTTTTTCTTATGCACCTTCACTCCGTTTTTAGCCATGATAAGTTCTGGATCTTCTACTCCTTTATTGCTTAATAAGCTACCCAACCCACCAATTAAACCACCAACTACGGCCCCAACTGCAGTACCAACAACTGGAATAGCACTACCTATACTAGCACCAACTGCAGCTCCTTTACCAGCAGATTGTAAAGCTTTCTTTTTCTTTAAATCCTTTATCTCCTGTTCAGTGAGCTCTGGGTTTTCTAATTCTGGATCAGATGTAGCTAGTACTTCCTCACTTGGATCTTCTAGTTCAGCAACATCAGTAGAGTCTTCTACAAAGTCAGTTGAGAATGTTGTCTGTACACCGAAGTCAGATATAGCGCCACCAGCACCAAACTTCTTTTTGTTTTTTCTTTCCCACATACTAAGAGCTATAGCAACTGCCTGTTTAAGACTTTTACCCTCTTTGCGTAGAACTTTTACTTTCTTGCTTACAAACTTATTTTTATCTGATCTATTCTTTTTAGCCATAGCCTGCAAGATACCACCTTTTTTGTATGTCTTAAACTCTGATGGGGTTTTTACTTCCCCCTCCATGTACATCATATTTTGATTAAAGTATTTTTCTGGGATATCTACCTCCCACCATGTGTTATCTCTATCGTCAGTGACTTCTCTAACTTCAACACCAAACTCTTTTTTGTAATACTTTGGGAAGTCTTTGTATTTTCTATGTACAGCTTTAAACCTATTAGGATTGCCATGCCCTTGTATTCTTCTAGATGTTTCAGGAGTTGGTATTCTTAATATTGTTTGACCGTTTCTAGCTGCATCTAACATAGACTCATTAATCCATTTAAGTTTTAATGATTCAATTTGAGATTTTCTGAGATTTACTTCTTCTTTTATAAGAGCATCCCTGTTAGGTAAATTCTTATCAAATTCATCTTTAACTTTTTTAAGTTCAAACATACCCTCGTCAAAAGCAAGCTCGTAAGTATCTCTTTGTTCTCGAAGTTCTACTATAGATGGATCCTTTGCACCTAAATTAAATTCAGCATTATATATCTTTTGATCAAGACTTTCAATTTGAGTGCCTATGTCATGTAACTGAGATATTAAAGGCTGGTCATCAAAAACAATAAGTGGGAGGTCAAGTGTTATCTCTTCAATTTGTTTTAAACCAGGGACACGACTTATACCCATATTTGCAAAAGTATTTTTTAAAACACCACGTTCTGCTGCATACTTTTGTGCATCCATTTGATACATAAATCCTTCTATTCCATTGGATGCAACTGATTCCCAATCATCTATTAAAAAATTAAAACTTCTATTTGAAAAAGTTGTTGGTACATTAACAGGAGCTTTAATAAGATCATCTGGAGTTTTTAATTTTTGTAAATCAGTTTGCCACTCTGTTACATAGTATATTTCAGATTCATCTGGATTAACAAAGCTTCTTATCCAGTAACTTGCTCCATCTTTCATACCTGGATGAGGTGGCGCAATACCAAGAGATTCATCTTGATATATAAGAGTCTTTGGTGTATTTCGTAAATCAACATTGATGTCATAATCAAGTTTTGCTAACCCATAATTAGCTTGATCTTTGGTTTTTATTACTGTTGCTGGTTCTATATTTAAAGACACGTAAGATCTTAAAGCTTCATAGTCTATTGTCTTACCTGGGAATTCTTGATCTAACTCTACTAGCGCATTAAGTATAGCATTCTTCTCTCTAGTCGAATTCTTTGGTAGATCGTTAGCATAATCTTCTACTACAGATTTTGATATAGTCCCATCTTTTGCTTTAACAGACTTCTCTAATTTGCTACCTTTTATCAAACCAGGGAATTGATACACACCTAAGTTTTCTACATTTTGTACTACTCCAGGAACTGGATCAAAACCTCCAGTATCTATTGATTGACCACCTTTAGCTATATTACTCTCTAAGTATGGTGCTTCTTCAGATACATACGCACCTTTCTTAGTCCTTATACCACGTTCTGCTTGGTACTTCTTTGCTAACTGCTGTAGTGTTGGGGTTGTTTCCGTCACTGCAGTGGGTGCTGCAGACTTTGCAGATGGTAATAATAATTGACTTTCTCCTGCTAATTGCTGTAAAGCTCCTGTTTGTTGCTGTGTTCCTGATGCTGGAACTTTAAAAGAACCAACACCTGAACCTCTAAGCATTGAAGCACCACCAACTAAAAATAAAGTTTTAAGTCCTGCTTCTGTTAACTGACCTCCCACACGATCTAAATCAGATCCGCTAAGACGACCATCTTCAAAAGCTGCAATGATTTCTCTATCTAGTTCAGTTAAATCCTTATCTAATTCTACTGCTGTCTGAGCATAAGTTGCTGGATTAAAAACCTGACCTGCAAAATCTATAGCTCTACTCTCTGTTGCATCAAATTCTGCTTTCGTAGGTCTTCTGAATGGTTCAAAACGACCTTCATAGCCAGGAATATTAGCTGCAGCACTAAATTGTGGATTCTGATTGTAAAATCTGAATGCTCGTACAGGGTCTGAAAAAAGCTCTAACCAACTTATTGGTTCAAAGGCATCGTCTGATGCTTCAGATAATGTATCTGGACGGGGTATTATATTTATAGGTTTGCTAAAGGGATCTCTTGGTGGTATATTACCTGCAGGCTGCGTGGCTTCAGATACAAATGCTTTTGAAGAATCGTCCACTAAACTATCAAGAACTTCATGTGGGTGTGAATGTGGTGGTATTCCACCCCCAGTGTGGTATCTTCTTCTTCTTAAGCGCATTGGTGCAAAGGTAATAAAAGGAATCTTTTAATAGATCACCCCAAACAGTAAACATACATGGGTATAGTTAGGGCGTATTCCACTAAATATAGCTAGTCTTGTATCAGATAGACTGTTTACGCTTACAAATACCCTCATTTCGGAAGTTAATCGCGTAATCCGCTACATTCGCTGGCTAAGTTACCACTTTTTTTTTTAAAAGTCAAGTGCTAAAGCTTTACTTTAAGACTTTTGCGTAACTGTTTAGTAATCAAGGAGTTAAGATGTAGTAGTCGGGGAGCCGATTTGATCGTAGTAGTCGGGGAACCCACGAAAAAACGTCAGAAATAAGGAGTGTGGGGATTATATATTATAAAAACAGATTTTTTTGTAAAATAAAATTAACTTTTTTTAACGCCGTCCCCTTGTTTTTTTTGTTTTTTTGCTGTATAAATCTAGCTTTTTACTGTAAGTTACTAGTATTCAATTACTTAAGGTATGTATACTAAAGCAATTAAATAAATAAAGCATTGCTTTGCTTTGATAATGAGTAACAAAGGAGAAAGGGACAAACCAACTACTCACTTAACATAATATATATTATCATTCAAAAACGAGTGGGTATTATTTAGTCTTACCTAAACTATTTTATTAGTCATGTCTAACAATTCGCTATACATAACAAAAGGCAAAATACAAAACATTTAACATATTTTAACACCGAGCCATTTTAAGCCGTTTTAAGAGCTTCAATGGCTTCGCTGGTAGTTAGGTATTACTTTTTGGAGAAGTGCTAACTAACTGATAATCAATAAGTTACACTGTTAACGAATGTTAAATTTATGCTAAGTGGTTGGTATTCAATAAGTTATGTTCATTTACTTAAACCTTTACTTTACATCTCGCGTGTGCGTTCCTATCTACGGAAAAATGGGATTTAAATTTTAACACTTGTTAACATTTTTAATTTGGTTTTGTGAAATCAATACCCGCATCTTTGGGGTATGAAAATTATGAACACGATACTACACGACAGGCGACACAGAGCGCAACCCATGAAGGTAAGGCGCAATGCAAAGCGCAAAGCGTCAGACAGTCAGCACAAAGTTGATGCACTGATAAATTGGTACTCGCACCGTATCGCTGAGTCGACACTGCGCGACAGGTACGAGGCAAAAGCAACATGCCAACGTGAGGCACGACGAGAGGCACGAAGAGCACGAAAAGAGGCGCGAATGATGCACGCCTAACGTCCACCTAGTGGACGATACATATCGGGTCAGCAGGTCATAGCTGACGTTAAAAAACTAGGACGTTAACTCAAGTAAACAAGCGCAACAATGCGCACAATATTAAAATAAAACAGTTATGGATAACTTAAAAGCCAATATCAACAAAGTCCTAAAGCTAAATGCTAAGGCAATGAAAGGAAGTCTACAGGCCTTCAAAGTACAACTGGAAATCGGTAAGCTATGCGCCGAAGGTTACGAAATTTGGAAATGCACACCAAAAGATAAGCGCATGAAGCGAGACCAATTAGTCGAAGCATACGGATATAAAAAGACCTTTTTCGGATATCTCAGACAGTCAGCAGAAGTAAAAGCTGAGGACGTTCAACGATACATTGACAGTGTGGAAACGGCAACGTACTCAATTAAAGGGTTATTAGCTTTCATGAAGCCAGACGCTGAGGACAAACCCAAAACGTGGTACACGTTCACAACCTCTAAAGAAATTGGCGGAGGTAGTGTACGACTAGACGAGAATCTAAACGTATCAATGAACGGCGATAAGGCGGAGATAATAGAGAATCTTAAGACTTTACTCAATGAGCTTGAGCGTACCGAAATGGCTATCATTGAACTAACTGAAGTTGAAGAAGTAGCTTTTTAACATTGATTAACAAAATAGACTTGGTATTGTCCACCTAGTGGACATTACTTTGCGCTATCTAATAACTAGAAATCATGTATGAAAAAGAAGAAAAGAAAGTAAGCGGTTACTACGCAGGTGGTTACGAACCTCCAAAATATAAGACTACCTATGAGGAAGTAAGGGCATTGATATTACAAGGTAGAAAAGTAGAGCGTGAACGTGAGGAGCGTGAACGTGCAATTAAGCAACTTAAAGCTAAACTAAAAGCTAAGAGTATTAAACGAAACAAGGCATATTCAGACCGACTAATAAAAGCATTTGCAATTATAGGAGTTGTGTCTACTTGCATTGGAATAAGTGCTATGATTTTAACAACTATTAAATACATAATGTAATGAACGAGCAAGAATTACAAGCTATGCACGAAGCATTAGCAGATATGCAATCAGAGTTTAACATTGTCCACCTAGTGGACATAATATAATTAAGATGACACAAGAGAAAAAAGCGTACATCGACACGCTACTTGATGGCGGATATACACGCCTTGCAGATGGCACAATCAACCCAACCGAAGGTTACATCGTAGGCGGTGTAGTTGAGCCAACCACTATGTATGCAGAGGTTGACGGCAGTGCATACCCTGATACAAGAGCGCACTTCAAAGCATTCAAAAAGCTATGGGATAAGTACGAAATGCTACTACCCGAATACACGAGCAACTTGTACAAGGCAGGTATGGGAGTGGGTACATGGATACACGAAGGGCAGATATACTTCGACCTTGTGCAACATCTGTATAACCTTGACGTAGCTACGGACATAGCGAAAAAACGTGGCGAAATCGCAATCTACGACTGTAAAAACCAAAAAGATATATTACTATGACACAATTAGAAAAAGCATCATTCGTACTTGAAGTACGCTACGAAACGCCTAGCGAAGAGCTAGACGGTAAACTTTACATCGACGTATCGGAGTACCTGAATGTAGCCATACACGATGAAGAGGTAGAGTGCCTCGCTGAACAGTATGACGATTTAAACCAATAAAACATGAAGTTAGATAAATACAAGAAAAACCTTTCTGTCCACCCAGTGGACAATGGAGAGTTCAAAGTGTATAGCTACGGCACGCACGTTGCTACGTTCAAACGTGGTGGGATTATGAAGCAACATAATTGGTCGCACGTTACAGAAGCAACACGCACTACACAGAAGCACATCAGATATGTTGCTCAACAATTCGGCATCAGCACTATAATCAAATCATACTAATCATGACTTTACAGGAGAAACTACACCACCAACGCCAAATGGCTAACGCTATCCAAAGGAAAGACGAGTTTTATAGGTTGGACACCAAACCTTACCCAACACACATCATGCTACCTACACCACAAACGTCAGGTACTATGACGCAACAACGTGCCTATGCGATGGACAAGGCAATGGAAATACTAACAGAAATGTAAACTGTCCACCTAGTGGACACAAATCAGATCGGAGATGAATTTACAGGCAGATACAGAAAATTTTATTTCAACACACCCTTTCGACTTGAGGCCTTTTGATATAGCTAGAATGGGTACGATGAACGGAAAGAACTTATATGTATTCAAATATCATAGGATATTTCATGATACTTACAGAGAATTCACACCTGATGAATTTAGTAAAGAATGTAGAAAATTAAAAAGAAGTTGGATGCGTCTAGACGAGGCAAATGGGAGACCATTTGAAATGGATAGGTTTAGAGAATTTGAATTATATAGCTTAACTAAGAAAAAGAAACGCATAAAACATAACACTAAAATACATGGTAGGATAACTAAGTCGGCTTTAAAGAAAGCAGGTTTACCTACACACATGATAGACAGGATAACTTCAAATACTAGAAAATATACAAGTGTGATACAAGTTTTTATGAATATAGAAACGGGCAAAGAATATCAAAGACATACAACGAGTTATTTATATAAATTAAATCAAGATTAACATGACTATTAAAAAAGAACTTATCGAAAAACTTGCGCAAGCAATTGTATCAAAGCCAGAAGTCTACGCAGAGCAGCTACTTAACCTACGCTACCGATTCAGCGACCTGGCATCGAACTACGACTGGTTACAAGCAGAGTGTGAAATGCATTCTAATAGCTACGAAGGTATGGATTCAGAACACCGAGCAGAATTGCGAGAGAGATACGACGAGGCACAGACCGAATACTACCATAATCTAAAAAGGTTAAAAGAAGAATACTTAGAATCATGAAACTATTTGAAATAGAAGTGGTGCGTACATACACCACAACAATCGAGGTAGCTTTACCTGACGAACTAACAACATCAAGCGTTGAAAGAATAACGCTAGGTGATACAGAACCATTTCCGTTTGAAAATGACTTGTACCACGAGATATGGGATACGCTAGGCGAAGCAGAGCTTGAGCAATGCGACACAGAAATGCTATCCGTAAAAGCAAAGGAACTATACCACAAAGAGTTTAAATCATTTAATGACGCACCTTATGGACAAGACGATGAGTAATACACGAGAGTATATCGTAAAGCACGACCACCAAATATTTAAGCCATCAAGTTACAAGCTCTATCAAAAGGAAAGAGAATTTGAGTTAAAAATAATGGCAAAAAATTTAGAAGAAGCTAAAATGAAATTAAGAAAGGAACATAATCTTAATCCGTTTTATTTTAAGTTCACAACAAACCAATAAAAAAAGATGAGTAATACACGAGAACAGTACGCAAGAAAATGTGATATAACAGGTGAAGGCATGAATGATGGCTATGTAGTAGGCGATGGATTTATGCACATCAAGTACGAGAAAGACCTTATCGCTCTTCTCCGCTCATGGAATGTAGACAAGGACAACGAGTTATCTGACGATTACATACTAGCTGAAAGCTATAATCTAGGGGAATATTATTGGACTGAGTGGGAATGCCCTACAGACTTCCAATACGAAGAATTAAATGGAAAACTAATTGAAATAAACCAATAAAACATACATCATGGATTTACTAAAAAGATACACAAGAGTAAACGATAAGTTAGACGAACTAACATCTGAAGATGCATACAACCACGATGACTGCCATTGGGATATCAATGGGTACTACGACTGCGGTATAGACGATGAGGATATACTGCGAGAAAGAGTAGAGGCACTAGAGAATCTAGCCAAAGCAATAGAAAGAGTTAACGAAACAGAAATAGTATACGCATGAATACAGAAGAATTTGAGTGCTATCTAATCAACATACTCGATAGCGATGAATTAACAGACGCAGAAAAAGTACAACTAATAAAAGAACTATTTTAATCATGAATTTAACAGACAAAATAATTGACTTCGAGTGTGGTCTTTTAGACGACACAGGAGTGCTAGAACTATTCTCTGAGCTAATCAAGAATGGCATGGCATGGACGCTACAAGGTAGCTACGGGCGAACTGCATCAGCCCTGATCGATGCAGGTTACATCAGTGAAGATGGTAAGCACATCTTCTACCAAGACATAGTACAATGATATGAATTACACTGACGAACAAGCCGAAGCTATGTACCTTGATTGGTTCAACAACTTCCTTTCATGCGATGCATGGAGGCAGTACTACCAACTAGGTATGGCTGAAGGAGAAAACATTCTCGATAGAGGTAGAACATTAAACCACAAAAGACATGAGCAAGCGTAAACCAAAAACACAGACAGGCTTCGCATCATTCAGTATGCACGAACTAGCTGAACTAATTACTAATGTCCACCTAGTGGACACTAAGTCAGACAAAGATGATAAAGAAAGAATGGATATGGATGAACCAATTAAATAAAAACAAAATGAGTTACGAAACACAAACAAAAGCAGACGAGTACATTGAGTACATGATAGGTGATAAGGAAACGCTAGACAATGAGTTCGCATGGTTAGTACATGCGGTGCTATCCGATCCGACACACGCAAGAGAAATGCTTATTGACGCAATTAAATCACACACAAAATGAAAAATTACGCAGTATACCGAGTGTATAGAGATAACTTCAAGAAGGATATCCTATTCCACTCACTAACAAGAGAAGAAGCACAGACGCTAGTACAAAATGCACCCAATGAAAAAGATAGCATGGTGGTATTCGATGAGATGCCACGTGATATGTTATGGGGTATGAAAGCAGGTGAATATGAGTAACGAAAAAGAATTCAACCCACTAGATCTTATGTCAAAAGAAGATAGAAAGATCGTGCTTAAAGCACACACTAAAACAGAGCTACTTAAGAAGGCTATGGCTTGGGAGCTTATAGCCCAGCAATACAAAGAACAATTAGATAAACTAAAAGAAAGTAAAGATGAGTAAACGAGAAGTAGGATTTGAACTAGACTTCGGTGTAGAAGCTACGCTAGTGTACTATGCTGTCGAGTACCCTGAGGGACTTAGCTTAGACATAGACCATATATACTATGGGTGTGGTAGTAACAAGCACGATATGTCTTTCTTACTGGAGGACAAAAACTTTTATAGCTGTATGCAAGAGTTAGCCAATGAAGATTTTGAAGAACCCTTTTATGATGAATAAAAATGAATATACTAATACCAGTAGCACTGTTCTATGTAGTGGGTGCTATCTATTTAACCTATCAATGCAACAAAGATGACGTATAAACAGAACCCTTTCAGAGATTGCAGTCTAGAAGAACTGGCTGAAGCATACATGCTGTTCTATCATGATCAAGATCATGAAGCTATGGACTGGATCACAGAGGTTTGGGTACGTAAACTAAAACTTAATATAATATTAAATAACTAATTAACAATCAATACATTATGAGTAAAACAAAAGAACACATGCTAGGGGAAACCCTTGAACTAAAACCTCATCACTTAGATGCTATCCACTTGATGGATAGGTTTATGCTGATCTGCAGGGACGTACATCAGTCACCATTGCAGTTTGAAAATGCTATGCATAAATTATATGAAGATGCAAGAAAGTTTGGTTTTTAACAAACACTTGCTTATATTTGTCAATCCTAATTTAATTTAATATATGTCTAATTACAAATTCAAGACCACGAACATACGTGGCAAACAATACGTCGAAGTAAACGAGCGTATTAAATTTTTCCGCCAAGAAGATGAGTACAAAAACTGGACGATTTCAACAGAATTTACAGCGTTAGATTCAGAAATGTGTGTCTGTAAGGCTATTATAGCTGACACGAATCAGCGTGTAGTAGCAACTGGTCATGCACATGAAGAGCGTTCAGGTAGTCACATCAACAAAACTAGCTATGTAGAAAACTGTGAAACATCAGCTATTGGTAGAGCTCTCGCTATGATGGGTATTGGTATCGATACATCTATAGCTTCAGCTAACGAGGTTCAGGATGCTATAGCTAAACAGTCTGCAGAAGCACCTGACAAAGTAGAAAACATCATGGAAAAGTCTGTAGCTTACCTCAAATCTGCTACTGATAAGCGTAAGGCTTTCGATCAACTAATGACTAAGTACAAAGATCAGCTTACTGAAAAGCAAGTGACAGGTCTTAAGAAGTTCGTGCGATGACATTAAGAGAAAGACTAGAGAAAGCCACTGGTAAACCACATCTTTCATACTCTTCAATTAAGTACGCTCTCGGAGACATGCGTCTCTGGGAGATGTACATGAAGGGTGAACTGAAGAAAGATAGCGAAGCCTTAAGGTTTGGCACTCTATACGATATGTTATTGTTTGAAAGAGATAAAGCTTATGAAAGTTACTACGTGCTTAACGATGATGAGATCGTGGCTAAGATCGGTGGGAAGTACCCTAGGAATACTAAAAAATACAAGGAGTGGAAAGCGGAGGCTGCTCAGGCTACGGAGAACGCGGATAAGACGCTCGTTAGCTCGGAGGACTGGAGGAAGGCGAATGACATGATCGACAGGCTGGCTAACTGCGGTTTACTGCAGAAAAGATTAAAAGGTAGGTATCAGGTTGAATTCAATGAAGATATTGACGGTGTACCCCTTAAAGGATTTTTAGATTGTTTGGGTGATGGTTACATCACTGATAGCAAAAGTTCAAGAAGTGTAGAGAAGTTCAGATACGATGTAAACAGTTTCTGTTATGACATCCAAGCATATATCTACACAAAGGTATTCGGAATCAAAGACTACTATTGGGTAGTCCAAGAGAAAGCATACCCATACTACCCAGCAGAAGTAAAATGCTCGGAGGAAACCCTGTTCAAGGGGGAGATGAAATTTCATCAAGCCCTGGAGAATATACATAAACACTTAGATAAAGAAGCGCCAGAACTTAATTGCTATGCTTCATTTATTGTCTAAGTTGATAGAGTTTATAGGTAACGTGGTTTTTTATTACGCAGGTCTATGGACTTTATATCACTCTGTATATTATATGTTTTTTATTTAACCTTTAAATTTTTATATCATGACTGATGATAAAAAGTATGATTCTGTACTCGTAGGGTACACGGATGAGCCTCGTATGTACGAGGGAGAGTTGTCTAGCTGGAGTGTTCGTCTTAAGGACACAGAGCTAAAAGAGATGATCGACAAGTACGCTACTAAGCGTAATGCAGAAGGTCAAGGCGGTAACGTATACCTTAAGTTGTTCATGTCTAAGACTGGAAAGCCATGCTGTTCAGTGTTTGATCCAAACAGCGAAGCTGCTAGGGAAAAACGTGCTGCAAAGGCTGCAGCTACTGAGGTTGTAACGGATGACATGCCGTTCTAACAAGGCCCGTATCTACTATATGAACGCTCGGTTTGCTTTTAAGAAAAACAAAAGTATTTCTGAGCGTTCATCGTGGATAGTCTCTATATATAATAATCCTGCAGAGATAATGGAGCATGATAAAAGGACCATGTATCGCTTGACAAATGAGGCTTACGGTAAGAATAGTAAGACTAAAAACAAACAGGTTATTATAAGAGAGGTGAGTGATGTTATTTTTCTAAACTACTCAAACCTAACTTTAGATGAGCACCAAAGACAAAATAAAACAAAAGTGTAAGCAGATTGAAACGCTATTACTAGAAAAGAATAATTCTTACGGCGATTCAGCTCTTATTCCTGCGAATGTATTTTCGCGTCTCTCTTCTGTTGAAGCTATCAAGATCAGGATAGATGATAAACTTAAGAGGATTGAGAATAAAGGTATATATGATGAAACAGAGGATACGGTTATGGATTTAGCTGGGTATCTAATCCTTTTAATGATTGCAAAAGATAATGAAAGTAACTATATTCAAGGACGTAAAGTCAACCAAAGCACCACATCACATACAGCTGGCAACAGCGCTCTCTCGTATCCAACGGGGGAAGAGCAAGGATCTGATACATGAGATCAGAGAAGGAAATAAAGAGAAGAAGCTTGAGCTCCCTGTTGTATGTTTCAGCGGGGAGTTTTCGTCTAGAGCTGATGAGGCGTTATTCGAACATTCGGGATACATTGTTCTGGATTTTGATCACGTTGATGTTGAGGCAACGAAGACGGCGCTGGCTACAGATGACTATATTTATGCTTGTTGGGTGTCGCCGAGTGGCGATGGCATTAAAGCGCTTGTTCGTATCACCAATCCAGAGCGCCATAGAGACCATTTTAGGGCGCTTACAGCGTATTTAAGCCGTCAACATGGTTTAGAAGTCGATGAGACTGGAATAAACGAATCTAGGGCCTGTTTTGAGTCTTACGATCCTGACATAATTATTAAAGATGACTATAAAAGATTTGGTCATTTTACTACTGAGCATGCTGAAGCTCAGGTCCCCACTAATGATGCATACTCCTATACGGATTACATGAAGCTGAACTTAGCTGCACGTATGATACGTAATGCTAAGGACGGGGAGAAGTGGGCTACACTTAACAAAGCAGCTATCCTGTGTGGTGGTTATATCTCTGCAGGTCGCATGGAAGAAGAGGAAGTGTTAAGAGTCCTTTTCAGAGAGATAGAGAAAAGGGATATAGATTCTGAAGATCACGCTAAGCAGACGATTATAAGTGGTATTGAAAAAGGTAAATCGCTACCAATTAAAGACATCATAGATAGCGAGAAGTCAGCGCAAAGGGAGTTACTAATCAATGACGGTGATATGTCCTTTATATCTTCAGATGATGAGGACTTCAGGTGGATTGACGACTATTCACAAGGTAACATAGAGATTGGGTTGGATACAGGAGACCCTACCCTAGATGAATACTTTAGATACAAGAAGGAGTTTGTTATCATCAACGGCCACAGTAATGTAGGTAAGACTACGATGGCTTTATACCTTATAGCAAATGCTACTATACGTCATGGGTGGAAGTGGTTGATATACTCATCAGAGAATAGGACAGCGTCAGTTAAGATGCATCTGATGCAGTTTGCTGCTGATCGTAAGGTTGAGAACATGACGTACGCTCAACGTAAGCAGGCTTACAAGTGGGTGCAAGAACACTTCACCTTGATTAACAACAACGGTATATACAGCTACTCAGATATAATATTGTTTATGGAGAAGGTAATGCGTCAGCAAGTATTGGACGCTGTGTTTGTAGATCCTTATAACTCACTACGTTTAGATATGTCTGGTTCAAGTATTGGTGTACATGACTACCACTATGAGGCTGCTAGTCAGTTCCTTACGTTCTCAAAAGCAAATGAAGTTGCTGTGTGGTTGAACATGCATGCGTTCACAGAGGCTCAAAGACGTAAAGGTGACGATGGGCTCCCAGTTGCCCCGTATGCTGAGGATACAGAGGGAGGCGGTAAATTTGTTAACAGATCGGATTGTTTCCTTACACTTCATCGAAAGGTTCAATCACCAGACCATACTATACGGAAAATGAGTGAGTTACACGTACGTAAAGTTCGTGAAGTAGAGACTGGAGGCTACCCAACACCGTTAGAAGATCCATACAGAATGGTAATGAATACCTCTCACACAGGATTTCTATCTTGGTTAGGTAAAAAACCTTTATTCGAAAACATTGACTTTCAAGGAGATACGCAATCATCTATAAATTTCTCTAATATTTTATCAAAATAAATTTGGAGGCAATACAGCATGAGGTGTAACTTCGCTTTATGAAAAGAGGTAAACGCAAAACTAAATCTAAAAAAAAATCATTAGGGAAGTTTAAATCTTCTATAGAGAAGTATTGTTCAGACTCGTTACGTGAATCTGGGATAGCTTTCTCTTATGAAGAAAAGGAGTTTGTTCTTAAAGAGTCCTTTAGGTTTACTAATAAGTATTTCAAAATGACTGCCAAGAAACAACTGATGAGTGATAGAACAAATTCAGTGCAACATCCCATAAGGTACACACCAGATTTTGTAGGTAAGGGTTCTAAGTGGATAATAGAGACAAAGGGATATTTACCATCTCATCATGATTTTCCTATGAGATGGAAGCTTTTTTTAAAGCATATTATGGATAATAACCTAGGTTATGATGTATATTTGGCTAAGAATAAAAAACAAGTCGATCAGGCCATCCTAGAGATTAAAAAATCCATGAGTAATGAATAATAGTAAAGTAAGCGAAACCTACTTTATAGCATGTGAAAGGATTCATGATGCAGCAGATATGCTGTATGAGTCTTTACATGATGATGAGGGTAACGCCGTAACAGAATTTAATGAAGTATTAAATAAAATAAAAGACTTTCGAGACTGGGTGAACATAGAAATAGATCTAGTCAGAGAAGCATGTAAAGAATATGAAAACGACACACCATTCTAGTGTTGTCAGTCGCAAGAGACATAAACAATCTTGGAGGGACGGCAACATAGCTGCTACTAGGTACAAGAGAGCTTGTCCCGACGCAAGAAAATCAAACGAGTACGAAGACATAAACCTTCATGTAGACTTTTGGCATGGAGATAAAGGAGTTGATGTAAAAGGTAACAACCTACCCGATGAGATCTGGGTGGAGTTTGCTAACGTCAACGGTAAGCCAGGCTGGACGAAAGGTGCTGCTAAGTGGATAGCCTTTGATATGTCTGAAGTTGGTGGCTTTATCCGAGTAGAAAGAGAAGAGTTACTTATGTGGTGTTACGAGAATGTATCACCAGAGATTGTGCGCAGTAAACTAAAGGCTTACAAGAAGATATACCAGCGAAACGGTAGGCAAGACAAAATAACTAGACTAATGCTTAGCGATCTTAGAGAACTAAAGAGCTACAGTATAATACCTTACTGCATGGAGTACGTAACTCCAGAAGGTGAATTAAATAAAGTATAATGGAATTAATAGCAAAAAGAAAACTTGACGGGTATGATATGTACCACGATCATATGAATAGAGATGCGAATATACTATACGGCATTGTAACAAAAGTATTCGAAGACGACATCCTACATGGTAGAAGGTATAGAAATGTAGTTGACGCAAGAAAAGTTTACAGCTATATCCTTCGTGAGTGTGGATATACATACACTAACATAGCTAGGTTCATGCTCAAGAATCATGCTACTATTCTTCATCACTGTAAAGATGCACCAACTTTAATAGAATGTGATGCTGAGTTAAAAGAAAAGTATTTGTTCTGCAAAAGTAAATACCTGGAAGCTATTGGTAATGCTAATCACATAAGAGAAGATAAATCAAATAAACAATTAATTACAGTAATCTCAGAAAAGAATACTATGATCCAAGCTCTAGAAGAAAAAATAAAGTATCTAGAGTTAAGGAAAGAAGCATTAAGCAATAAGCTTGACTGGTATAATGATGAGGTAGGGTTTTACAAGCCTGAGCTAAAAACACTATACAAAATCATTACAGACAGAACAAAACCTAAAACTGTTACACACACAGCTAGAAAGTTAAATACTTTGTATAACGGTGTGTACGAAGGTTACGTAGAAGAAGATTAATTCTTAGCCTTCTTCTCGATAGTTCTACCAGCAAAGTATGCACCAAACGCTGTAAGCATAAGTAGCTCAAGTAGAGATACGTAAGAGTCCTTTACATTAAATGCTACATTGTCCATACTGTCAATCATCATTGTTACCATAAACATCCCCATGAGACATATAAGCGTAACAGGGCGTATGAGTTTAGCTAACTTTACATCACTACCCATATCAGCTTTCCAGCGCTCTGTTACGTTCTCTTGGAATCTTACCTCTGCATCGATCTGACGTTGAGCTTCTTCGGAGTCAACACTATCATCTTTGTCAATAAGGTTTTTAACTACACCCATAGCTCCGCTATCTGGTAGAAGATCCCCTACTACGCCTAGCACTTGAGGTGCTTTTTCTGCTAACCAAGATCCTAGCTTTGTATCTTTAATTTTTTTACTCATATTTTTTATCTTTTATTAACTTTTTTATAGAATTCAAAATTCTCTTTATCGTCTTTTAATTCATAGTTAGGGAAGTAAGTCTTCCATTTCTCAATAACATTAAGATTGAATGTAATCACAGCGTCCATTGCAGATCTAACTTTTTCTTTAAGTTCCTCATCAGTTCCTCTGTGTGAATCCTTTATATAATTGTAAAGACTTTCAAATTTTTGATCCGTTATAATTTTAGGGCTTAAAGGCATATCTGTACCTTTAGTTACGTTTGAATAAACTAAACCTGCATCAGCCTTAGATATTCCGCTTTGCACTAATGTTTCTATAAACTCCTCTTGAGTCATTTTAGATTTAACTGCAAAGTTAACCATCTTCATAAGTCTCTTTGATACAGCAGCTTGTTTGTCTGCATATTCAAAACCTATCTTAGAAAGGTATTCTGGATCTTGTCTAGTCCAAAGGTTTATATCAGACTTGGTTAAATGGAAGTTTATGTAACCATTTAAATCCATATTTTCTTCGTGGATAGCCTGAATCGTTCCAGTCTTTAGATTGAGGGTCTGTACACGGAAACCTAAGAGAGCTAATATAGCATCAGAATTACTGAACTCTTTGTAAGGAGTCTCTTTTGTCCCGAATACTTCTGGCATAACTTCGTTAGCCCTAAGGAAATCAACTAAGTTATTGTAAACTCCAGGACCAACACCCCTCATTAAATATTTAGTTATTTCCTCATCGTTATCTAATATATTTTCTAATACATTTTTATCTTGATCGTAGTAATATATTGGTGCGCCAGTATCTACTCTTCTATTATTAAATATTTCAAAGGCAAATTTAGATGTAGCATCAGCAGCTGTAAAAGGAGACAACGCTTCACCTATAGCTGTATTTACTCTCTCCATAAAGTTTTCATCCGTAGGATCTCCTTGACCTAGTATAGTCATTACAGGCCCCCATATCTGTTCTTGAGGTAGGAAAGATCTCATGTCAAGGTAATTAATATCTCCCTCTTCACTCATAGGTAATAACATAGGTCTAGAGTTAGCAGAAAAACTACTTCCTAAAGCTCTAATTGCATCTACATCCTCATCGTCATATCCAAGAATATCTTTACTGTAGTTAAATAAACTAAATCCTAATCCGTTAGCAACAGTCATACCTAGAAGTCTCTCAGAAGCCATTCGCATTCTACCTGCAGCTAAGTCTTCAGCAATAAATCTTAAGTTATTTGCAGTTGTCCTATAAACTTCGTATGGGAATGAAACGAACATACCAGAAAGTGGGAATCTTCTAAGCTTCTTTATATTCCTAGGTATCATAGAATACGTAGGGTATCCATTACGAATACGATTTGCTGCTATGTCTGCAGCTTCAGCCTTAGTCATGTTAGGGCTATCTCTAAGAAGTTTGTTCATTTCTATGTAATACCCTGTAACTTTAAAGAAATCATCACCAAAAGCGTAAGTTCTTTCTGTAAATTGTCTTAACTTTCTAGCTGCTTTTCTAGCTTTACTACCTCCTTGTTGCTGAGCTATTCTGTTAGCTTCAGTTAATTCGCTCCAATCCCTAAGCATTTTTAACGCCTCTGATGCTCTCGCACCATCACCAAGCACTCCCTTTTTTATAAGATCTAAAGTAGCTTCTTTTAACCTTTTGTTTTGATTTACTACATTAGGATCACCCCAAGCTAAATCTTTAGCCATAGCTATTGCGTTAGGGTTGGTAAGGAAAAAGTGTCCAGAGTTTAACCCTAAGAAGTTACCACTAATAAGGTTTCTAGCTGTAGTTGTTGGTGAGTACTGAGTTTTACCAATCTTTACTAAACCCTGAAACCCATGAATTGTTCTCCAGAACTTACTAGGAGAAACGGGAATAGGCATCATGCCGTCATACATTTCTTTAAATACAGGATCTACATACAGCCCGTCTAAACCACTATAAGCCTTACCTGTCTCTAGAGGCACTAATCCTTGCTGAGAAGTTTCTGAAGCTAACCTTAAATCTAACATAGACTGTTTTAAGCTCTTTTGATATTGAAGATCAGAAACGTATCCAGTCAATCTATGCATTGTATTTACATAGTTAAAGTTTACATCATCAATCTCGCCTAAAAGCTTTCTAAAAGGTTCTGGTATATCTTTTCTACCAGCAAACATTTTAGTATCTAAAGCGCCTATTGTACCAGATCCGTAAGCAAAGTCTCCAGATCTTATCTTTTTATTTATATCTTGTATATATGACGTAACAATTTTTCTAGCTTCCAATCTACTACCTTTGAAGCCTTCTTGATTTATTATAAAATCTACAGCATCATCAAATAAAGCTTTTTTATCTGCTGGCATTTCATCAAATCTCATACTTAGCTCCCTTAACCAAGTTCCGTTATCTGTAAAAGCTTCGTAACTTCTCTTTAAGTAATGACCTTTGTTAGACTTCAATAATTCTACTAACGCTTTATTTTTTTCTGTAGGATTCTCTTCTAACAATCTTATAATATCATCAGTAGCTGCATCTATTCTACCTCTTAAATAATCCACTTTAGATTTTTGAGCTTCGTCTAAGAAAGCAACTTTAGCATTAGGATCACCCTTCATATACTTATTAAGCTCTGCAGCTCTTCTAGAGTATTCTTCTGAACTAATTTTTTTACCGTTAACGTCAAATCTTAAATCCTGAAATAAAATATCTAGCATACCTAAATCCATGCCAACTTGAGTTCTAAGGGATGCAGATACTCTTTGTTGTTCTAGAATGATATCAGCAACGTCTGCATACTTTCTCTTTTTCCAGAACGCTAAACCTCTACCAGGACGTGTACCACCAACGCCCGCATCAGTTCTAAAAGTTTCTCTAAAAAGTTTTCTTAACCAACCGCCTTTGAATCTCGCTACTTCAGCTTCCTCTTCTTCAACTTTTGTGTTTGTATCATTATTTCTAGGTTCTCCCTCAAGCGGTCCTTCGATTTCATCAGGAGTCTTTCTGTTAGCGTCATCTGGAGTTATTACTGGAGGAGCTTCACCTTCAGGTGTAACATCAGCCTCATCTTTAGGCTTAACATCAGCATCATCTTTAGGTGGGACTATACCACCTTCTTCATCAAATCTAACGGTATACTCTCTACCACTTACTGGCTCTCTAAACGTAACATCATAAGAGCTTTCAAAGCCTTCATTGTATTTTGACTCAACAGAATCTCTCATTTTTATAAGATCAGCCATCTTATCTCTAATAAGAATCTTTAATTCAGGATTTTTTGTAGCGTCATATTGACGAACAAACCTCTGTAAACGTAAATCTATATTTGTTATTTGATCTAAATCAGTTTGACTTCTCTGACCTACGTATTCGTAAAAGGCTTCTGCTTTCCTAACTTCAGCTCTACCCTCTTTTTTAATCTGATTAATGAACTGTAAAGCCTGCATTCTCTCTTCGCTAGATACGTGAGGATTATCAGCAGTTTCTTGCAGAGTTTCTAAAAGCTTTCTCTGTTGAGCGTTCATTCCGTCTTTACCTATCCTGCTATTAGCTAAGTGTTTCGTATAAGCTAAAGATGTGCCTCCTACATGCATGACAGGTCCTAAAGGTAAAACACCTAGAGTTATATCAAGAGCCCTTTCGTAAGCCTCATATGCATCCCAGTTTGGGTCCCCAGTTTGACTGGCCTTTTGATACTCTCTGTTCCATGCGCTAAGGAAAGTAGGTATAGCACTTTCTGGAATGGCAATACCGCTACCAGCGAGAAGATTTCTTACAAGTTCCTTATTGTTTGGAGTAGCACTAAATTTAGTATTTCTTAAAGCCCTAGCTGCAATACCAAAAGTTATTCTATCAGCAGCAAAGTCTGTTACAGCTATACTACCTAGATACATACCCCTTCTGGCATTATTGGTTTCTATATCGTACATAACCCTAAGCTTTTGTTCAAGACTTTCTAGCGTGTCGGTTTCGCTTACAGGTATGTTTTTTAAAGCTTCATAATAAGTTAATTTTTCTCCAGATTCTTTGTCTATAAAATCATCAAAAGTAATGTCATTGCTTATAGTATATGCCTCTGTAGCAATGCCGTCTGCAGTTAGCATTAAGGCGATACCTGTTGGTCCCAAACCCATAGCGCCACCTCCAATAGCCATAGCTATCTGAGGAGAAGCCTCTGCAGTCATCAAAAAAGACTGTTCGAAATAATTATTTAAAGATGTAAAGTCGCCAGTTTCAAAAAAGTTAGATAAACTTTTAGAAATACTTTCTTCGTAGCTGTTCATTTTACTCCTCATATCCTCCATCTCTTTTTCACGTATGGCTACACCTTTATCAAAACCCTCTCTAAAAGAATCGTCTTCGCCTTCACCAAAAGTAGTGTCAAAAATAAGCCCCATAAGCCTACTCCCCAAATAACCCATCTTATTAGTGAACGTCATACTACCTAGCTCAGCTGAAGTAAGACCATCCTGCCACCAAGTTTTGTTGCCTATCTCCTTGTCTCCAGTAAAATCAAATAGATTGTCAGAACCCAACTTAAAGTAATACTCTAAGTCTTTGAGTTTATTTTCATTTAACCTAACCTCTTGCGGTAAGGATTGAAAAACCATATCTCTAAAAAAATCGTTATATGACTTCTCTAGTCTTTTCATTGTTTTTCTCTGTATTCTTCTGCCTGTGTACTTTTCTCCTGGAGTCATATCCTCTATATTAGAAGATTTTAAAAGTCTACCAGAATATGTAGAGCTATCAACCTCATCTTGACTTACATCAAACTCATCAGGCTTTGCGTCTAGTACAGCAAGCATGTCTAGAATACCATCTTTTACATAATGTAACGGAAGCCCCAGATCTATATGACCTTTAAGCATTGCGTTTTCTGGTGATGATAAAAACGCCTCAATATTAGAAGCGAGTCTAGGATCTTTAGATACCGTTTTATTATACCAGCGATCAAAAGAACTCTCTTCTAAAAGCTGGAGGTCTGTAAATATTTTAGAGTCCTTTTCCTCAGTAAGTAATCTGTTAGGATTTAACTTGAATACAGGACCTTCACCAAACTTAGATATGTAGTCTTCATCTTGATCAAATATAATTTCAGCTGAAGCTAATTGATATGTAGGGATAGCAGTTGGTTTTTTACCAACAATAGTATCTAACTTAGTCTCTTGTGTAGTGGAAACCAAATCTCCACTCTCTTGCTGACTCTGTTGATCCGTATCTGAGGTAGATTCCGTAGAAACCTCTTCCGAACTGGAGTCCAACTGAGGCTGATCTTCTTGAATTTTTTTTTTACTTTCGTAAAACGAAATCAAACCATCTTGATGATCTCTCCAAACATCTGGATATTGAGTCTTTAACTTTCTCTTTGCCTTAATTAAACTAAAACCCTTGTTATAATATTCAGTGTATACTTTTGCCCAGTCTGTATCTTGCTGTGCATTCTGTGGATTTGGTTGAAGTATTTCTTGATCAATCATATTATTGTGCGCTTGCTATTTTTGTTTGAAGAGCATTTCTTATAGGCAATGCATCGAATGAGTTTATTAACTCCTCATATTCTTCTGTAAACTCAGGATCTGCGTTTGGATCAGTGCCGTCATCTGGCTTAAACATATTTATCACTACAAATGGTACGTTAGATGCCATCTCAGCAAAAGGAGTGTCAAACCCAGCGTTGTATTTATCTTCACCTTCCATAACTTTACCAGCAGTATATATAACTACTAATCCGTTATCTCCAGCGTCTTCAAAAATTTCCACTTGATTTGTGTATACTCCTTTATAAGTTACGTCTTTGTTACCAGTCCTCACTTCTACACCGCTACCAAATTCAAAATCAGGTTTTAATTCAAACTTGTTTGTAACAGGATCCTTTACAACAATATCCTGTATAGCTTTTCTTTCAGACTCTGTTTCAGCATTTATAAGAGCGCTCTCCCAATCGTATTGAGGGTCTTGTATTTCTCTCACAAACTCTCTCGAAGGTTCAGTAGTTTTTTTACTTTTTAACTGTCTAAGTTGTCTCCTTTCTGTTGATGTAAGTTTTATATCACTTCCAGTACCTTTCTCTGGATCAAATAAATCAGCGCCATCAGCCATCTTATTAGCGTAGTACTCCCATGGAGTACCATACTGTTCTCTAATAGCGGGACTTATATTTTCATCAGTTGTATAATCAGTTTCAGTGTCCCTTTCCCATAAAGCTAAAGCAGAACTTTCAAAAGCTGAAACACTATAAAGACCATCTGGCTTGATGTACTCTAGAGCGTCATCTACATAAGCCTTTCGTGCTTGATCAAAGCTTTTCTCACCAGAATCTACCTGTCTATTAAGATTTGTAGCTAGCTTAGTGAAGTGACCTGCACCTCTTTTGGTCTTAAAACTAAGGTGAGCATCGCTTGGGAGTATATCAGCGGCAGCAGCAAAATCAGGATTAAAGATACCTAGGTTGCCTAAATCAGATGAATCAAAAGCACCACCACTAACGTACTGCTTTTCACCAGAATCTGTTACATAGTATTCTTTACCAGCGTGCACACCAGATGCTTCAGACAAGACTGTTTTTCCTTGATTGATAGCTAATTGCTTTAAAGTCTCAGGGCTATCTGGATCGTTAGGATCGTATTCTGGATTACGGAACTGACCAATATCTAGATCCTCATCATAATTAACAAGACCTACGTTATTAAATCTGTTTCGTCTTTTATTTAACCCATCCACATTAAATACAGCTTCCATACCGTAAGGTGAACTACCACCATCATACAGGTCTGGATTTTCTATATACGATTGATACTCACCATCTTTTTTACCTACTTCAGCGTGACTATTTCCTTTATCCCATATCTCAAGTAAAGAAGTAGCTATTATATTAAAATCAGCATCAGGATTGGAGTTTATTTCATTAAGAGCTTGTGCCTTTAATTTTCTACCTTGAATTTTATGAGCTGTAGCCCATCCATCCATCTGTAAACCTTCAATTTGAGATATAGTCTTCTCTCTTCTTTTGTTTATTGATTGATTTTGATTAGCCTGACCTAGCTTTGCTATTTCCATTAGCCTAGCAGACTCTTGCTTAGCAAGATCCGCATAGCTTACAAACTTTGCTGGTGATACGTAATTATAATTAGCCATTATGCCATTTGTTTTCCAGACATCATCATCTCCATTCTTTGTCTCATCATGTCCTTTTCAGAAGATTCTTCACTGTCTTGGAATTGAGGTTGAGATAAAGTTTTACTTACAGCCTCATATAGCGCCATAAGCTGATCCATTGTAGGTTTTTCACCAGACTTTACAGTCTCGTCTATAACCTCAACAGCATCTTCTATCTTATCAGTCTGTTCACTATTAAGGATTATTTCTCCACCAGTAGCTTCCCCTACCTTTTCTCCGTTAGGAGCTATCATATCGATAGGATTTTTATCGTGATCTTCAGGTCCTGGTAAGTCCTGTCTTGCAGGAATTTCACCTTCTTGTTGAGCCCCCATAATTTGACTCATAACATCACCGCCCATTTCGTACTCAGGTATTTTAGTTCCATCTTTACCAAAAGCACTAATCACACCCAAAGTAGTTTGTCCTAATCCAGAAAGAATGTTAGGTATTGCTTGAGCTTTAGCTTCATTAAGAGCTGTTATATTGTCTTGAGCCGTAGAATAAGCTAATTGATCACTAGCCAATTTATCTTGGAATATATCTCTTCTTAATTGTAAATTATCCGCTGCAATATTTTGTCTAGTTGTTCCTTCAAATTGTTTTCCCGCAAACTCTCTTTCAAAATCCTTTCTTGAAATATCATCCATTACTTGAGAGTACTGACCAGTAATACCAGGAATCGAGCTAGCAAGAAGCCTAGGATCTGTAGAAGCAGCATCTAAGCTAGTAGCCAAAGCAGACAGCTGTGGAGTGACATCCGTCTTTCTCCTTGTCATACTAAAAGCCTGTAGTAAAGCTGGATCTATCTGTTGATCAAATTCACCACTCTCTAGCTTTTCAAAAAATGCATCAATATCCTCCTTAGCGGCATCCTGAAGCGCTTGCTGAGCTGCTATTCTTTTTGCAGGAAATAAATCTGCAAAACCACCAGCTGTAACTCCAAGTCCACTAGCTATAGCTGCAAAATCAGATGATGAAGGATCAAAACCCATGTTTTCTTTATAATATTACAGTTTGTACAAAAATACTAAAAAAATCGTTACTTCTTACTGGCTCTAGTAGTTTTAGTTGCTTTTGCCCCTCTAACAATCGAAGCATCAAGCTTAGTGGGTTCAAAATCTACATTAATGGCATATGTTTCTACTGAATACCTAGAGTTGTTTGTAAGATCTAAATATATATAATGACCTCTCATTGGATCACCATTAACATCTGGATTAGATACTACATATACTGAAGTCCCTATATTAGCTACAGCTTCAGACAGTTGATTTGCATCAAAGTTAGGTTGCGACAATCTACCCGTAAATACAACATCTCGATCTACTCCATCGTAAAACTCAACATATACTGCATTGTTGCTTACAGCTTCATTATAAGTGGTGTATGTAAATACTTCTCCATTCATATTGAAGTATCTAAAAGTTTCACCGTCAAAGAATAAAGCTACACCTTCACCTCCGTTAACAGAAACTGCAGGCGGTGAACCTAAAAGATTAGCTCTGAATGTAGCAGAAACTGGTTGCACCAAACCCTCAGGGATGTTAGCATCAAAAGACGTATTATCATCTATAATAACATCAATCCTGCAGCAATAATCAACATTGCTGTCTGAGTTGGATAAATCTCTTGGCAATTCTGCATATTGAGTACCTTCTTTAGTTGTAAATTCCTTTATATCACCCATTTGAAGATCATTTTGAGGGCTTCCTAACGGGTTTATGTTAGTGCTGCACATCCCCGTCCATTCATTAGAATTGCTTTCAATAGAGAGCGCTTTAAATAGCTTTACAGAGCTCGGAGTATTGTTTGCAACCACAATAACCCTAGATGGGAAGTCCTTTCCATAAAAATTGTTGTGTCTCGTATTAGACTCATGCATCCAGAAGTTAACATCATCTGTCTCTTCATCAGCGTCAGGATGTTTACCGTTAGTAGAAATAAATTTATTATCTACAGAAGCATAACACGTAGGCGTAAAACTGTATCTAGTTTTCCAAAACCCACCTTTATGTGAAAATGCTAATGTTTGTCCTTCAAAATAAGCCATCGTTATAAGTTAATTGGTTCTCCGTCTTGATCAGTAAAGTATATCAGAGACATGTTTTCAAGAGTTGAGGGAATATCAGATTCGATCACAAAGGCCAAAACCTCTGGATAATCTATGGATAATATCTGGTATGATGCCAGTTGATTTATATTTAATAAGTCTGTATAAGTTACTGCAGAGCTGGTGTCATCACCAATACTAAACGTCAATACTTCGTTTAAATATGCAGCGAAACTTTGTAAGTCAAGCGGAGGAGCTATACTTTGAAGGTATCCAACCTCGTCAGCAATTTGACCGTAGTTTTGTAAAAACTCAAGAAGGTCTGAAACCGTAACAGCTCCATCTCCATTAATGTCTGCTGATAGATCATCACCAATGTCCCCAAATTGAGACAACACCTCCAGTAAATCTGAAGAACCTACAGTACCATCGTTATTTATGTCTGCTGCAGGGTTTGCGAAACCTTCCAGAGAGATAGGTTCCGTTACCTTGTAAATCATTCTATTAACCCAGTACGGCCATAAAACAGCACCTTCGTTTGGACTACCGAACTGAGGATTTAATATATTACCATTCATATCGTAAGCGTTAAAATAAAATTCTACATTATATTCAGCGCTTATTTCAGTAGGGTTAACTTCTAAGTTAGCTAAACTCAATCTTTGTTCACCCGTTAAATTACGTTTTGTCGTACCATATCTTTCAAGAAGGTATTCTTCATTTGTAGTCATACCACCCTGCAGCTCAAAAGGTAGCATCCCTGCACCAGTTCCCCACCAGTTGGCAGTTAATCCATTATGATTTGCGTTGTTTACATTTATGTTTATCGTAAATGTATGAGATGAATTAGCTGGTATTACAGTTCCCCCACCTGTACTGCTTGAAGATATCTGTACCTCTCCTGCTTCGTTAACTATGTTGACAAAAGCAGGGTTCCAGTATCTACCAAGATTATACGGAACATCTATAGATTTTGAATTGCTGTAAAACCTTTGAGCATATCTAGGTCTTAAATTTATAATAACATCTTGATCTCCAGCATTTGTAATGACAAATGTCTGAGATTTATTGTTTACATCTAGCCTCTCTACATCACCAAAATCTACAGATTGAGTTAAAGCAGCAGCTATACCACCATTAAATTCTCCAAAGTGAATTATATCTGTAATTGGGATAATATCACTAGTATCTCCTTCATAATCGTTTTCATCTTCTTCTTCTATAATTACATCTTCATCAACAGCTAACCCCTGTTCAAAAAGAACTGTAAGTAAGTATTCATCCTGAACTGGATCATAACCACCAACAACTCTGATGTCGTCACCTTTTATATCCTGAGAACTTTGTAATGCTCTTTTAAATAAATCTCTAAAGAATGATGCCATACCTTGATCAGATATCTCTTTTACACCATTCTGTGGGTCGAATCTAAAGACTTTACCTAAAGTTTTGTGAGCGAAGTAAACATAAGGACCAACTTGAACTACAGATTCTGGATTATTATCACAACCAGCTCTACCTGTAAACACCCTCTCTTGGCCTAAAGGACTCTTTGACGCAGCTACAGTGTCTATACCCTGAACGTCAGAGAATAAAGTTTTACTTGCTGGGACTAACGTACACCTGTCAGATTGAACTACAAATACGTCACCAGACATATTGCAAATAAAGTTTATATCCCCAAACTCTTGCTGAAGATCTTTGAAATTGCTTAACGTAAGATTAAACGAAGAGTAGTTTATTCTTCTAGAATTAGGATTGCTCTGACCTGAGAAAGTAATAGTGGCCTCCCTTCTAGTTTCAACAGCATCTTCTAAGATAATATTAGGCCTTCCTATTGTTGATGCGTCAGCTTTAAATAAATCAGATGCTGTCTCTGTCTCTAGATAATACGGTACAAAGTTAGGTCCAGAGTCCTCAGCTTGTATTAAATCAACAAATTCTTGATTACCAACATAATGATTAAAGTTAGTAGGTACTCTTCTCCACCATACGTCTCCTTTGTGTAGAGTTATTCTAGAGTAACTTAAATCACCTTCATACTGAGATTCTAAATGATACCTATCACCTTCAGGCGATGTAAATATTTTGTGAGTATCATCTATCTCATAATAGAACCTCTCGTCAGCTTCCGTTGTTCTCTTCTGCGTGTATAGTTCAAATATACAGTTGTTATTCCAGTAATGTTGATTTTGAACTATAGACTGAAAATCAAATCCATCAGCGTTAGAGTTGTCTTTTAAAACAACAAACTCACCTATTTTTTCAGGATTTGTAGTAATATCTTCACCATCCAATAATAAAGGATTATCTTGATTATCTTCTAATAAAATAATATCTGTTATATCAAATTCAAAATTGGTAGGGTATATTCTATTCTGACTATCTATATATGCAGAAATAACTCTAAGTCTTTGATTTGCACCTTCAATAAACTTAAACATACTTAACCCTCCCTCTGGATCTCTAGCACCCCAATGACCTACGTATGATATAGGATTCTGCTGAAGGTAATTTAAAGATATGTATATTGTTTTGTCTGGTACAATTAAATTATCTGATTCTGGCTTAACAAACGCACCTCCAGATGAGTATTGAAAAAAGTTCTGTACAGTCGTGTTCTTAGTATACGCTATCTTAAAATGAGTAGCCCACTCTGGTGGATCGTGATATATATCTAATTCTATAAAACTTCTACCATGCAACTGAGTTCCCCTCTCTGAAGAAGAGTATCCAGGAACATAAACAGTTTTTAAGAAATTAACGAAACCATGTCTGCCTCTTTGATCGTAGTATATAATGCCAAAGTCGTGATTTGCGCTACTTTTAAATGTTCTATCATAATCACTGTCTATACTGCCAACTGTTGTTATGGTTTCATACACCTCCATATGAGAATGTTTTTTACCAAAATTCAATATAAATGTTAAATCATCATTTATTGTGTAAAGACCAGGAGCATTAGAGTAAAACCTTGTTGAATAAAAGTTAAAATCATCAGCCATAAAATCAAGACCTGACTCTGCTGACCCTTGTAATAAAGGTAAATAACTTCTATTTCTCACTTCTGGAGTATCAGTAGCACTGTCAAGCAGATAGGCTGATATAGTAATACCTTCATCGAGAAGATTTGTATCTCCAGCATGTCTTATAGGTCTAGTGTTAATTGTTCCTGTAAATATTGGCCCCGCAACCGCAACATTTCTATGAGAAACATTACCCGACTGTCCTACAATTCGAAAATCAGACCCTCCGTGATTAACAAAATTTTCGTAGTTACCCTGTCCCATAAAAGGTAAATCCGAGCCAGGACCACCTTCTCCATCTAATAAAGAGAAAGGAAATAATTCTATTTCTCCTGGATTTTCTGCTGCAGCTATAGATTTATTGTAATTAAAGAAATCGTTCTGAATTCCATCTTGAGTAAAGTCCAGATACCCCAAAAATACCATCCCACTCAAAATATCAATATTTTGCTGCATAACAGGATAAATGTAATACCCTACAATACCTGGAAAGTACATCGTATTAGTATTTAAATAGTTCCAGTCAAAATCAGTTATATCGTTTTGTTCTGAAAGTCCTGCAAAAGTAGTTCCACCCACAGATGTAAGATCAAAGAACTGTTGATCAGTAAAATCACTAGTTAGGAATTCTTTTGTAAGCACCGTCCAGGCTGTATTTCTAAACCACTTCTTAACAACTGTGACTGCTTCTATATCAGATATCTCGTCAACTACAAGCCTTATCATCTCTCTATCGTCGTTTAGTTCAGAGTAATACACATCTTTCTCAAAAGAAAATACTACCTTAGCTTTGTTGACAATAAAATGAGCTACAGGAGGTCTGAATATTTCATCACTGTTAGCGTTTACTGCTCCGCATACCAAGTCGTTGTAATCATCAAATCTTGTTACTTTATCTCCGTTTTGAAGGCCTAAATCAAATTCATGAACAAACTTCCCATCGTTTTCAAGAACTACATTATCAATAAAACCACTTTCTAAACCTCCACTCCAAGTAATTGCTTCGGGACCTCCGCTTAATAGGTTAGCTACAATCGTGCTCACAGCTGCCTTACCAGCTCCATCTGTATCTACCCCGTTAGCACCCATCATAAATGAACAAGAAAAAGTAATAGAGCCATCCTGAGGCCCTGAGAGGATTAAAGGATTACCAGCACTAGTCCCTATTGATACAGGAAATTCAGCTCCAGCGTTAGGTCCAAACTTAGTCTTCCATCTTAACCCAAGATTAACTCCTCCATCAGCATTAGCGGATAAACCATTATTGTCTCCAGAGTATGGTACACCCCAAAGGTATTCAATATTGTTATCACCCGTTGGAACTTGGACATTTACAAAGTTGTCGTTATTAAAAACAGTTTCTTTTATCCATTGCTCTCCAGAATGATGATCTCCTTGGTGGGAATAATCTCCACCTTCAAAGGGGTTATCATTGTATAAAGGTGAATTCGAGTAGTTTGGAGGATAAATTATTTCGTTTTCGTTGTATTGAGAAAATCCTCCTCTATGCTTTGATTGATGATATGAGTTTGTAACATCGTATAAGTGAAAGTTTTTATCTGGAGAAAAAACTATAGTAATACTAATTGTTGTATAGGCTGGTATAAAGTTAGGTACGTCAGCTGTATCTAGTATAAATCCAGCACACTTGTTTATTCCATATATATCTGAACCAATAAATGCACTTCTTCTATCTTCAAAACTCTCTAAATTTGCAATTTCTGGATGCCTAACTTGAGATATAGCTGGAATAAGATTTAACTGAAAATTAAATCCTTCAGACGGTCTGTCTTGAAACTTTACTCTTGCTTGACATTCAGTTTTTACATTATCAAATCCTTCAAGGAAGTTGCCATACATAAGCCTATTATCTACAACAGCTTGCGCTTGAGCTACTTTAGGTAAATTATCGTACTGCTTGTTAAACTCGTTTGTGCTTACACCTTTAACTATTCTGTCGTTATAAAATCTATACTTTCTAGATGTTGGATTCCAATATTCGTCAGGTGTGTCCCAATCTACTTCGTCTAAAACAACCATGAAAGGATTGTTAAATTCTCTAGCAAGTATCTTAACACTAACTATTTCTTCACCAGCTTCGGGGATAGTTAGTTCACAAGTATTGTGTGCGTTATGATTTACGTTTGTTAAGGTCCCTTGATTTATTATTCCAGGAGAAAATGCAATATCAGAGTAAGGAGATATAGCTGTTTCTACGCCATCTCTATATATAAATTGATATGCAAACTGAAACCCTGGACCGCTTTTAAAGTTGCTTACACCTCTAGACGGATCGCTAATAAACTCAAAAGTTATTGGATGTAGTGGGGTTCTAGGGCATGCAGTAATAAAGTCTATCCGATCTTCTTCATTGTAGATAGCATCCGTACTCAGTAAAGCTGAAGATATGTTTATCTTTTTAGGCTCGTTCTTGTTGTCTGTAAAATACAGTATAGTGTCTTTTTCAAACTCATCAGTATTTTTTTGAGAATCGTTTAACACAGTTTGAGCCGTGTATATAATATCTCCTTTAACAAATCCGTCTTCTGGAAAATTATATAAACTAGACTTATGTATTAATCTAATCGTATTTGGTTGAGCAGCAAGCGGTAATTTACCGTAAGGATCGTATGCCCACACTCCATGCTCGCTTGGTTGTTCGTGCCAAAGGAAGAAGTATATAATTTTTAACTTCGTATCAGTTACACTACCAATAATTTTAACTTCGCCTGGAGCTGGTTCATCTTCTGGGTTTCTTATTGTAATTGCAGTATTACCTTTTACATTTTTAATAACACCAAGATCACCTACGTTATCATTAGCACCTAAAGAATCGTCTTCTGTAATAATCATATTGAGAGCATCGATCATGCTCGTCGAAGGGATGCGCTTAAAGTCAGACGATTTATCTAGTCTGACAGGTATGATTTTATTAATAGCCATTAGTATTTAGGCGCTTGCTTAAAGTTTCTACGAATAGTAGCTAATGCTTCTTGCTTTGTAAAGTTACTAAGTCTAGCATTTGCTTTTCGTCTTTCGTTATAGAATTCAGACCTAGCTCTAGCTTTTTCATTAGCTGGTACACTAGATTTTCTTTCAATAGATTTGTAGTAGATGTAGCAACGTAGTGCTTCTTCAGCATAAACGTGTACTTCTGGATCTGTAGATCTAGCTTCATCGGCTATATATTCTAATACTACTTCTGACCCTGAACTTTCCATCTTTATCTCAATCCTATTATCATCAAGATTTAGTCTATATTCGCCTACAGCATAACCTCCTCCAACGCCGTATAAACGACCTAAACCTCCTTGATGAAGGTAATTTTCAAATAAATAGAAATCGTAGTCATCAGAGTTCTCTGTAGCCCCTGTGGTTGAACTTTTAGATGGCTCTCTATTTAATATTAAGTTAGCATCTATATTTAAAGGACCTGTATTACTGGCGCTAGTAAAAGTAGTGTCGCTATCTACAATTCCGTCATCATCAGAATCAACTTGAGTTATTCTGCTAGAGTAGTTAATATGTTTGTTGTTATTAAGAACATGCACCATACCATCATCCCCTACAATACCAACCTTTAGAAGGTCTACAAAATCATCAGGCAAAGCAACTGTATCATTTGTAGTGTCTATAGTTCTTTTTATAGATTTTATTTTTTTACCTAAATCAAATCCTATTTCTCTTATACCTCGTAGCGCAAAGTTTCTAATAGCTGAGTCTGATACGTTGTTAACGTAATCATCGCTATCAGATGTAATTATAAAATCGTTTATAATCTGACTTAGTTTTACTTTATTCATACTCATTATTCAGTCGCTTCTTCTTTAATTGTATATCCCGTCAAGTTAGGATCTCTAAGCCTTACGCCAATTAACTTACCAATTTCCATAACAAGTTCATTATCATAGTGAGAAGGCAACATAAAGTTTAAACTAACATCTGGATTGAAAACACTTATACCATTTAAAGATGACTCAACATAAGTTGGAGAAGCATCTACAATATTTCCATCAACATCAATCGATCCTGGCCTTCTATAATACGTTAGTCTAATGCTCTGTATACCAGATGGAAATACTTCAATATCCTCTGATATTAAAGCTACTGGATAATCTTGTGTTGGCGATGATAGGTTGCTAGTAAGGATTCTGTCTATTTTTTCTGTATCATAAATTATCTCTATTTCCTTCCTACTATACTGAGTATCTACAGTAAAATCTATGTCTGCTCTAGTATTGCCTCCAGTTGACATTGAAATAATTTTAGATAAATTATCTGGTTTTAAGAATATATTGTCTTGAACGGGTTGTACCAATCTGTCACTAACTATAAAAACGCTTAAATCCTCAAGTGTCTGCTTTCTTACTGACTTATCTCTGCCTGGATCAAAGTTCTGACGACTTATCTGCTTCGCTTTTACTAGCTCTTGAAATAACTCATTATATATGTTTATCTGAGCAAGTGACGCAAAACGATTAAATACAGCTGGTGTAATAAAGCCTTTTTGGTCTTTATTAGCCAAATCTTGTAATGTTCTATATACTGCCTGTACGCTAACCATATCACAAATATACAAAAAAGAAAAGCCGCCCAATAAAGGCGGCTCTCCCATAGTGGCTAGAATATGTCTATCCTAATCTATCTAACCTATCCTCTAAAGTCGATAACACAGATGCTCCTTTTTCAGTGAGGCAGAACCTAACCATAACATCCATAGACTCTTGACCTACAGGTGTAGAAACAATTAATCTGTTTGAATCAAACCAGTAAGTACCGTCAGATTTTACGTTAATAATCTGATAATCTTTTGCTTGTTGAATAGTAGATCTAGTCTGCACCTGCGGAGAATCAAACGCTTCGATAAAATCTTGTGTTTTCTTCTTTGCAATATTAAGAAGATTGTATCTAATTTCAGTAACAGGAGTGTTAATGTTTACACCAAAGTATAAAGCTATTGGTAATAACTCATTAATATCTTTATCTCTTACCATAGCAATAGCCTCAGTAAGCTTAAATTCTTTCGCAAGTTCAACTTCTGCATCTTTCTTCTTATCTACTTGTCTAAAAATTTTACCACCGTTAGCCATGTTCATAGGGTGATTATCCATAAATAAACGTAGATTTGGCTTGTCTTTTGGCACAAATAACTTACCTTCTCTAAATGCTACAGTTTCTTTACGTGCATTATCACCTTGCTCGTCAGCCCATATAGATGGCTCATTAGGGCAGTAGCGCATTTCACGAACTGTATCTTTTTCACTATCATATACGGTAATGCCTTTTTGTGGGAGCATATATACAATACCTGCATTCTTTGGTATTTCATACTCTGCGTGTTGAAGTATTGCTTCTTTACGCTTAATAGTACGTTTTGGTTTAGAAACCGTTTTTGGTTTCATCTGTTCTGCAACTGGCGCTACAGTCTCTTGAGCCTTTGGGGCTGTTTTTGTTTTAGTTGTCATAATATATTAAATTAAAATTATACTGTCGGTTTATATAAATCATAAAGATCTTGAGCTAATTGAGAACAAAAAGCATCTCCTGTATCTCTATTTATAATCCCAAACCTAGCTAAAGTATTAGAAAAACTATTCGTAACATTACCACCAGCACTTCCTAACTGCTGTATCAAAAGATTACCATCAGTTCTCCCTGGTGTCCCTTCAGTTACTTTTATAATTTTTTTACTATCTCGATCTCTGCTAAGTGAAGAAGGATCATAAGATGATCTTACTGTATTTACATTTATTCTATTCAAATTAATTCTTGTTTCTTTTGTAGTTTTTCTAGATGTGGATCTCACAGTAAATGCTGGGACAAACGCAACTAGTTCTCCTTCAAAGTTGTAAAGATACATATTAAACTCCTTATCTCTTCTTATAACAAATACGTAACAAAACTGTCTTTCACCTATATTTGATACAGAAGATCTGTCTGGGAATTGATATGCTTCAGTGCCTGCACTTTTATCTAATGTTCTAACTTTAAATGGTTTTCCATTTAGTCCATCATGTCTCATTGTAAATTCATCAGGAAATGATGCGGAAGAAAAACCTGTGGTTTCGCCATTATCGTCACCAAACAATACGCCAAATCCATCACTTCCAGAGCCTGAACCCGCATCTCCTATGACAAAATACATAGTATAATCATCTTTTATTGTGATGTCTGGTACGTCTAAAAATGAGTTAGATGCAAATTGAGCACATATCTGTCCAAGACCAACAGCTGCTGCTGTAGATTCAGTTTGTGTCGTTACAGAGCCAGTTCCTCCTGTTATGTCATATGCAGCTCCTCCCGTACCTGCATTCTTCCACTCAGCTGCAGCGACAGCGACAATATCTGTGTTGTCAACAGGATACATACTTTCGTGATTATAGTCTACAAAAGGTCTGTTCTCCCTACTACCAAAATTTATTTCACCTATAACATTTAAGAATCTAGTAGCTGCATTACCAGTGCTAATTTTTTGAGTAATCCTTTCTGTAGGTTGAGACTTTATTTTAGCTTTAATATTAGACACATTGTCTACTAACACATCATCAAATGTAGCTGTTTTATCTACAGCATCAAACTTCATTATGTTTTTACCCCCCTCTCTTGTTGAGAAAATAACAATCTTTTCTATTAGTTTAACTTCAGATCCTTCTTCACACGATATAGATACATTTGTTTTTTCTATAGAATCACCAGTAAAAAGTTCGCTATCTTCGTAAATCCCAGCGCTATTAAACGTAATATTTACCTCTCCTTTACCAGCAGTAATGAAAGCAATTTTATCAGCTGGTATTGCTATAACAGATATATCTTTACCATTATCAGAAACCCTTTTTACAGGACCTACTGGATCAGATCTACGAAATAAGAAAAACTTTTTCATATTACAAATATAAAGCTATTAAGTTAGTGTGTGCGTTATGGTTTTACTTACCCCACCGTTTGTTACAGTCATTACTATGCTGTAGCTTGTAACAGTATTACCTTTTTTATCTGTAGTAGTTGTGGTAATCATATCACCAAAAGCTATTGTCGTACTGCTACCTATAGTGACTATGTTTGTGTCACCTGCTAAAGCAGTGCTACCTGTAGTACCAAGAGTCATACTAACCTTATCGTTGTTAGCATCTATTATACCTCTAAGATAATCAAGCTCGTCTTGCATTTTTTGTATCTGGTACAAAATAGCAGATTCAGCTGGAAAGTCAATAACAGATAAATGCTGTCCGTTATCAAAGTTTGATTTAATAGACGCTAAATCACTACCTGTTTTATTGTGTATTGCCTCGTATTTTGCTGTAGATAATGCCATGTTATATTGTTGCTATTGTTACTGTTGCTCCATATATTATTGTTGATGTAGATGCTGGTGCTACCTTTATTACTAAATCTTGAGTTGCACTAGATGGTATGTCTGTTATATCGATATTAGAATTAAAATCTCCTGATGTTTCACTCACGTTATTGTCTGCTCCAGTTTGATAGTTAAATGATCTAGCTGTAACTGCGCTACTGGTGCTAGCGCTAGCGTGAACCTGTACGTGAGTTGCTTTGTATCCACTAGGTAGTTTTTGAAACGCATACATCTCCATCGAGGTGTGAGCGGCTCTAACACCCAAAGTATTTGACGTATCGTCTTCTATCATCGCAGGTCTACCTACGTCATCATTACATATAAATTGACTTGGTAGCACCTTTATAACAGTTGTACTAAAAGGATCTGCTGTTACACCGCCCGACACATCAGAGTCCTGTAGTGTGAACACGGGGGCTATATCACCAGTCATTCCAAATGTAATGTCAGATTGATGAGTAGATCTCTCTGCATAGTCATTTACCTTTATAAAGGCTATCTCTCCGAAGTTAATCTGATCAACTAATTTTTTGTAAAAAGATTTAACGTCAATAAAAGCACTCTCTAAAACAACATTCACTTGTGTTGCATCAACACCTTTAGAGCCTTTAAAATATAAATCAATGCTCGACGTGGTTTGAGTTTCAGCACCTATAAAACTAGAAACGGGGAAGCATAGAGCTTCATCCATCTCACCAGATGTAGAGTCTTTATTAAAATATAGGAATTTTTTATTTGGATCAATGGCCATTATTGAAAACTTCCGTCTAATGTTGTTTCTACAGCTGTTATGTCAGGGTGTATAAACTCGCTGTTTGCCTCGTCGGCTATCGTTATAAATGGGTTGTCGCCAAATGCTATCTCATCAACAATTTCAGACATAACTTGCCTACCTGTATCTTCTGTTATAGAAAGTACTATGGAGTAATTTACACCCTCAGTCTGTAATAAACTGCTAAATGATATAGTTAAATCAGTTCCGTCAGAATTTATCTCCATGTCAACAAGATCTGCAGCTGGCATTAGAGCAGAATCATCAGTCCCGTTTTGAAAAAATAAATACTTAATCATTTTTTCTTGCCCTTCTAATAGATTCTTTACCCCTCTTAAATATAGCAGCCACTTCGTTTTTCTTCATAACTTTAGCTCTTTGCTCACCTACAGTTAGTATCTGTATTTTTCTAGCAAAAGGCTTACCGCTTCTTTTAACTTTAGCCACAGTAGCTCTAGCGTCTGCAGGTGTGGCAAACTTAATACGCACTGTGTCTTTTGGGTTCTCATCTGTGTAAAGCCTTCTACCAGAACCTTTAGGCTTTTTACCTGTACCAACCTTTGGATCTCTCTTCTTTACTTTCATAATACAAATATACAAAAAAGAAAAAGGGGCCGAAGCCCCTTTCTCGTAACACAATATATGTTATTATGCACCAAACGCCCAAGCGTCAGATCCAGTTCCAAGCGCTCTACCACGCCCAGATACCAAGATCTTGTCATCTCCAACATATAAAAACTCAACAACAGAGCCTTTTGCAGCTCCAGAGTTTGTACCAGCGCCAGTAGCTACTAATGTAGTTTCACCAGCTGTAGCTCTGTCAATTTTGCTAACATTTGAAGCACCCTCGTAAGAGTAGTAGCTTCCAGTATCAAAGCTTTGAGAGCCAGCGCAATCAATAGTAAGTACACCACTCGCTACTAGATCAGCAGCTAAAACGATGATTACCTTATCTCCAACATTAGAGAACGTAGGTAATGTTACCGTCTTTGCAGCACCATCAAGCAAAGAGAATGTTACTTTATTGAGGTAAGAAGCGTCCATTGCCAAAGCAGCAGTGCTATCAGCGATATCTGTACCCTGAACAGCCTTCATGCTTGTTATAGAACCCTTACCGCTAGCAACTTCTAGCTTATTAAGAATTAGTTCGTTCATTATTTCTTTTTGTTTTTTTAGTTATTAATTTGCGAAGTGAGTAAACTGAAAGTGAACTTCAAAAGTTCCCGCTGAAGTTATTGAAACCGAAGGGTTGTCAATAAAAGCAAAGATCTTTCTATCAGTATCCGTGTACCCTTTTGCTAAAGCTGGAGATCCATTACCAGCAGCTTGTCTACCAAGATCAGATGATGTGATGTGGTATATTGTATCTTTTGGGATAGCAGTACCTGAAGATAAGAAGAAGTCTGTATCATTAAAGATATCAGTCTCTCCTGAAGCATCACCAATATTAAAACCAACGCTACCGCTGTCCATAGCAACAGCACTGTTAACTTTAATAAATACACCTGATAGAAATGATTTAGCTGGCTGATCAACTTCAAAAGAAGTGTCAACTCCGTTTACAACTGCGTCTTTTACTGTTACTACTTTTGCAGCAATAACAGCTCCTGATCCGTAATTAAATGTAGCCATAATAATTAAGTTTTAATAGTTAAACAATTAACCCTTAATCATTACGTGCTGATTCGCACCACGTACGCAAAGAGCGATTTCTGAACGGTAGTGGAATACAGCGTTATCTGATCCAACATCACCGTTGTTAGTGTGACCTAAAATACTACCAGTTACCCAGTGCTCCATCTCACGAGAGTAGCCATTAGCTTCCTTGTAGTACATCGCTAGAGCTGGAGCCTTCATTCCGCTACGTGCGTCAGCAACTTGAGTCATTGGGATCATAGCCCCTTGAATAAAGTTAGATGCACCTAGAAGAGTAGGATCGTTAAGAAGCTTCCAATCGTGCTTGTGGAAAGTGTATCCACCACGAGTAAACGACTTAAATCCTAGCTTTACAGCCATATCAGCGTCGTTATTGAATGCTCCGAACTGTCCTGGAAGACCAGCAGTAACTGAAGTAGCTAAACCTGTAGCAAGCATGTCGTCGATAGCTAGGTCTTGCTTTCTGTTTACGTACATAGCGTACTCAGAAGGCGCACCTTGCTTATCAAGCTCCATGATAATATCATCAAACTCAGAGAATGAATCAAGTGGGTTTGCGTTAGCGTTAGATACTTGGATACCACGATCTTGGATAGCTGAGAAGTAACCTTCAGATCCAGCAAGATTATCATCAAGAGCTTGAGCACCTGATCCATCATTCTTCTCACCGAATAGCATCATAAGTTCACGACGGTCCTCAAAACGAGCGCGAGCTTCTTGCTCACCCTTCATGAACCAACGGTACTCACCGCCACCGATGTTAACCCAGCCGATGTTAGTCGCTTGAGATCCATTAACCTCATAACGATCTTTAACGATCATGAATGGGTTAGAGTATCTGCGAACACCTGGCTCGTCAAATGCAGTAGGCTGGTTTGTTCCTTGTGCGTACATGTTACCAATCTTGATAAGTGTACCACCAGCTGAAGCATCGATATCTGTATCTTCTACAGCAGCAGTTCCGTCAAGCTTAATAAGCACAACGTCAGCAGCTGAACCTGTTCCGAATCCACCAGACTTAACGATGAAACGAGCACCAGTACCTACGTCCATAAGAACGTCTTGTGCTTGAACAGCTTCAGTAACAGCTGAATCTGTAATAGTTACGTTAACACCAGAAGCACCAATAGTAGTGTTTCCAGCTGTGTAAGCCAACGTCTTGTGACGACGACCCATTTCCCACCAGTCGATCTGGTCAGATTGTCCACCAGCGTTGATTGCGCCAGTTAGTTTTAAGAATCCTGTAATACCTTGATCACCGTATGTTTCAACGAGATTAGGCATAACAAAGTCCTTAGTTGTTTTGATTAAAGAATCTACAGTAGTGTAAGTCTCTGGACTAATACGAAATGCTGCTGGATTGTTACCAGCAGCTGTTCCATCAATCGGAGGTAAATTACCTGTACTTGCAGTTCTATCTGTTCCAATAGTTGCCATTGTTTCTTAGTTTTTAAATTTTAAAAGTCATTTTATTTGAGGTTGCCCCCATAATGTTCTTTACCTGCTCAGCTAACGAATTAACATCATTCGAAGCTGGTGTAGCAGTAGGAGTTGCAGTAGATACATTTGCAGCTCTATCCACAAGTCCTCTTTGCCCATCTCCAAGACCTTGACGATAAGCCGAAGCGACTATATTGTCAATGTTGTCAATAAGCGTTTGATGAGAATTAAAGGTATCATGATCCCAATTTCCATCGCTATCTACATACCTGTCAAAGTAATCCTCTATTTTTTGATGTCTATTTACGAGATTATTTTTATAGTTATCTCCAACACCAAAGTTGAAAGTTTTACCATTACCAAGATCAAATTCTAGACCTTCGAAGTCTGATGTCTCACGGATCATTTCTTGCATCCATGATTCATCAAAGTAACTTTCTTCTGTTTCTGTAGAAGGAGTAGATTGAACTGGAGCAGCGTAAGTATCTCGAATTTCCGTGATTTTATTACGCGCATCTGCAGCATCAATTTTTAACTGCAAAGTTGAAATTTTTACTTCTTCATCAGAGTGTTCATCAGCATTAAGCTTGTACTTAGAAGATATAAGAGTGTTAATCTCATTAAAGTTAAGGTCTGGGTAGTTTTGAGAGTATTGAACTCTTATCGCTGTAATGTCATCCATTTCGGAAGGATTTAGCGATTGATACCTAAACCAATCTTGAGGATCGCGGCCCGTGTTTTTTACAAACTCTGCGATCTTTTGCACTCTTTCATCCAGTGTACTTTCAGGTTGAGAAAAATCGTCAAATGATCTAACCTCACGTCCTAGCCTTTCGCTTACGTAGTTAAATACTGCGTTTTCAATTTCCTGATCAGAATACTGTTGAATATTGTTTTCAGTCGACTCTTGATTATCTACAAAATCATCAGTAGTCGCTTGATATTGTCTTTCTTCCTGTACCTCTTCTTGTGGTTCAGGCTGCACATTATCTACTTGTTCTACTTGCTCTGGCTGTTCTTGAACAGGCTGCTCAGAAACAGGTTGAGACTCCTGTTGTGGAGCCTCTTCTGTAGATTGTTGTGCGTCTGCCTGCATAGAGGCAGCAAGTTGTTCGGGAGTATCAAAGATCTCCACTTTCTCGAAGTTATCGTTTTCCATTATATTAAATTGTTAATTTCTATTAAGCTGTCTGGATTGGAGAATTAGATGGACCATGGTAAGCTAATACTTTACCTCCATTTAAAGTTATAGCGTCAAATCTACCATAAATAGTAATTCCTTTTGGGAACGTAGTTGATGTAGTGACAGTATCTCCAACTCCATCTGTATCTGGGTCAGGACTAGCCGTATCAGTACCAAATTGTTTTAGCGGATCTTCAGCTTCAAGTTTCGTAAATGTAGTATCCTCTAAACAAGTAATAGCTACGTAAACCATACCTGTTGGCGGAACGTGAGCTCCAGTGCCATCAATATGAGTGCTACCATGCTGACCGAAAGCCATTTGGTTGGCCATACCTTGATTTGCTAATGTTGCCATCTTTTTATCTTATTTATTATCCTTTACCTGATACTGAAGAGTTATCGTTACCAAATACACCATATTCTATAAGAGTGTCTACCTTAGTGGCAATAACCTCATAATCTTTATCTGGAGCCAGAGGAATAAAAGCAAACTCACCACCACCAATTTTACCAGAAGGGTTGTCACCTTCACTTTCATTTCTTAAGTAAATGTATTGCTCAAGCTCTGTAGCTAAGTTTTTAATATAAAGGTAAGCTCTTTCATTTTTTTCATTTGCCTTATACACTAGAAGATCGTCTGTATCTGCTGCTGTACCTTTTACTTTTGCTCTAATTAAACTTCCAGAATCTACTGCAGCGGAAAATGTTTCAGCAAGAGCCAAAGGAGACGAAAGAACGTCAGTACTATTTACAGTTAAGCCTACCCTTAAATTAGCCATTACGCTTCAAAAATTACCATATACTCAAGAGTAATATCTGTAGATACGCTAGGTGTAATGCAAATGTCATTAGCAGCGTCATGCGCAGACCAAGGAATAAGAGCCCAGTCTCCAGCATATAGTCTACCAATTTCTTCAGGTGTACCTCCAGAGTCTCCAATAGAAATAGTAAAGTACTCAGTAGCTACTGTGCTTGTATTTCTTAAGTAAACCTTATGTGCTTTAGCAGCAGTGTATTCATTACCTTCTAATAAATTTACTAAAGAAGTAGATGAATAAGTTCTTCTTGCTACACCAGTAGTTTGATCTAAACCAGTGAGTGTACCAGCTTTCGTTAGTGTTGCCGTTGTAGACAACGATAGAGCGTCACCAGTTAAGTCAGCGCTCGAAAGTGTTAATGTTGCAGTAGTTGTTGCCATTTTAATAGTTATTTATATGCAAATATAGCGATTATTTCTTTGTCTTCTTTTTACCTTTCCCAGCTCTAATTTTAGCTGCTTCTTTTCTACCAAAGGCACTTTTTACACGAGCCATAGCCCAAGCATGTTGAGACACTTTAGGTCTATTACCTGAACTCATGTATGCAGCTAAACCTCTTTTATAAACTTGCTTTTGTGCAGCGTCTAAGCTAGAGTAACCACCACCTTTAGACTTGCCTCCTTTTTTAAATATCTTCATATCTTATCTCTTTGTGCCATTAATTTTTTTAATCTTGCTGCTACAGCAGGGGGAAACCCCTTCTTTTTACGTTTTGCTTTAGTCCCTCTATACTTTTTGTATATGTTGCTAATCTGAGTCATTAGCTTTTTACGTTTTTCTACATTAGAACTTCCACGAGTATACTTTGGGTTAAAATTCATTTTACCACCCTTTTTCATCTCTTTAGGCTTTTTACCAGCCTTCTTCATAGAAATAGCTATTGCTGCTTGTTGTGCTGCTGATTTTGCCATTATTTCTTAGGGTGATCTGCCATCTTAAACTTAGCTTTAGCTACAGCACCAGGATGTGGTTTATAATCTCCTTTCATTAAGTAATATCTACCAGACTCCTCCATCCAGTGATAACCTTTTGGTGGATCAATAGACATACTTTTGTTTAATATAGAAAACTTACCACCTTTTTTATACTTGTTTACTTTCATATCAACAGTTCCATTTTCTTAACGCCTTATTGATTCTAGAGTTTGGATCTCTAGCTGTTTTAGCGCTGGTTAATCTTTTTTTCATGCCTTTCATTCTTGCACAGAAAGACTTTCTACGTTTTGCAGCCTTACTACCCTTTTTTAGTTTAGAAGGTTTTGTTGTTACAGCGGTCTTTAGTTTGCTACCTGGATTGGCAGCACGATAACGTCTAACACCTTTAGCGGTTAAACCTCCTGAAGCGGACTTATCTCCACTCTTTACAGAGAACTTTTTAGGCATTCTAGCCTTTCTAGTCTTACCGCCCTTCTTGTATTTAGGCTTGTCTTCGCTATGTGGACACTTACAGGCTTTCATTAAAAGTCGCTCATTATAATTTCATCAATAGCTTCCTGTACATCATCTTGTGTAGCTTCAAGTTGCATCATAATGTTCGCTTGAAATCTTTCTACTTCCTCTCCGTCGTTAAATATGATAACAGTAGGCACTACCACAATCTTGTGTTCTTTCTGTAAATCAGGGCTAGCAACAATGTCCACCCTCTTGCCTTTACAATCGCTTAAGTTATCAATCCAATCTACACTGTTCGCTGCGTTAAAACTTGCGTTAAACTCAACAACACACACCCCTGAATCTGGTATAGTCATACCAAGAGATGTCATTGCAAACAAACATATGTAGATTAAATTCTTCATTGTAGTTTATCTATTTTTTCTTCAATGCGATCTAAGTCTTCTTTCAGCTCTGATACATCTTCTTGAGTTGTCATAATCGTTTGACGGATCAGTTGATCTTTCATATCAAACTCCATACGAGTAACTTCTGCAGGTAATGGCTCAGGAAGTTCTTTAGCTAAAGCTATGTCTGCTTGAAGAGCAAACCACATCCCAATAAGAGCTGCTAACCCTGCTGCACCCATACCTATTGTTTTTAGGTCTAGTGTTACTTTAGTATCTTCTCCAATTTGTTTAGCCATTGTTATTTTTTTTTATTCTGAATAAACATTAGTTGAAAATGTATATTGTCCTGTGTTTGGGTTCATAGTTAGTTTACCTCTATCATACGCTGCATTAACATCGGATAAAGAGATACCATCAGGCCCAGCCATTAATGCTTCAAGCTGCGATCTTACCTTTTTCTTTGCTCTTTCCCTATCAAATGAAGATTCAGAAAATGTTGGTACGTTAAAGTCTACAGGAGTCGAATCATCCTTCTTATTTTTTCTTTTTCTTTTTTTTAAAACTTTAGCCACTTTTATAGTATTACATAATTCAATCCAACAGAGAAATCGTGCCATTCTCGATTCCAATACTTATTGTATTTACCTTCTAAGAATACACCAAGACTCTTATTTAATCTCCACCCAAAGATAAGGCCTGCACCGTAATCTATCCACTGCCCCCCTTCGGTAGTTTCAAAGTATGAAAACTCATCGTTAGTTTTAAGGTGATAAGGCATCACACTAGCCCAGCTATGCAACCAAAACTCTTTAGAATACTTGTAGTAATCATATCCAACTACTAAAGAATAATTCCACACGCTTGGTAATTCACTTCTTTTTTTAGCTACATAATCTTCAATGACTTGAGGTATAATAACTTGCTCCCACACGTCAACACTGTTTGCTACAAGAGTTCCGTCAGGAGAGAAATATTCACCACCCTGTACATCGACAGTATAACCTTCTTGTAAAGCAAGACTTGTGTAGTGTATATTATTATTTGAAAGCAACCACTCTTCTAGAGGATTGTATCCATAAGGTTCTGATATACGTTGAACCATACCAATATTAAAACTAAGGCGATCATTTACGTTAAGTCTAAATCTTTCTGACCCTTCAAAATACTCTACATCAGCAAAGCCATCTTGTAGATACTCTGCTTTTGCTATCCAGTTTTTAGCGACATAGCGTAAAAAGTAGTCTTGATCAAGAAAGTTTCTACCCTGCTGTCTACGCCAGTCAGCTTCAAACAAGAACTCAAATCCTTTTACTTTACCAATATTTGCAGCATCACTATACGACTTTTCTGTACCGTCGTAAAAAACATTAGCCCTGTTCTCATATCCAAACCTAGCAATCTTACGAACACCAGCAGTTATAGAATAGTCGAATGGCGTTTCAACAACATCGGTCTGTAATCCGTTTGTAACAGAATAGATGTTATCGTCAGCTACAGAATTACCACCGCTAAATGCAGTATAGAATGTAGCGTACTTAAATGTTTTCTTTAATGTTTGACCTTTTGCATCTAAAGTCGAGCCAAGTATAAATACTACAAGCATTATAAAGCAATACAGAATAAACTCAAATCGCCTTACTTTATTTCTAATATCGTTTGCTTCTGGATCCATTACAATTCAAAACCAAAATTTAATATCATAAATCTAAATTTACTACAGTGTCCTTTTGTCTTGCAAGTAGGACATGGACAGAATGAAATCTCAAGAACGGTAACTGTGCCTATTCTTAAATTAATCTCATACTTTTCTTTTTTATTCCCAGCATTCCAGCTGTTTACCCAATTTACTTTCATTACGCTAAAATTATACGATTATAAAATTCTAAATCTATATCCTTAATGGGATTGATAAAGTTAACACGACAATACCTATTGATTTCTTGCCTCTTAGTTTTACTGTTTGTTATACAGACATTAGCAGCTTGGTATTCTGCATTCTTTGTTAAAAGCTTATCAATACGCTTTTTTGTTGTTTTGTTTGTTTTGTAACTCATGATTTAATTATTTTTTTAATTATATTTCTTCCGTTATATTGAATAACAACCTGATATACGCCATTAGAGAGCTCTGAGAGGTCTATAACTTTATCCATAACCCCCTCTATTACAATCTGTCCAAATGCGTTGTATACGCTTGTAATCGCCTCAGATGGAGCCTGTATGTTTAGTAAATCGTTTGTTGGGTTAGGATATACATTTATATCTCTTGTTGTTTCTATCACCCCTTGCGGCCACCCTTGCTCGCAGTACGAGTAAAGATCTACGCACGTTTCATCCCATGCAACCTCACAGCAGTATGGGTCAATGTCTATAATCCATGCATAGCACCCATCGTTTAGCCAGTAAGGTTCTCCAGGACCCCCTATACATTCTGCATCATACAAGCAAGCTTCTTCATCAGAGGTATTAGCTAACTCATTATAATTAAATGCATCAGGATCCATACAATCAACTAAAACTTCAATACACGAGCCGTTGTCTGTATTAGCCAGTTCATCATAATTAAGGGCAGTAGGATCAGTACAACCATAAATGTAAGGAATACAGCTAAAATCTTCTGTGTTAGCGGATGAGTTATAGTTAAGCATACTAGGATCGGTGCAACCATAGATATAAGGCTCACAATTAGTAGGGTCGTATTCGGCATTTGCTGCAGGGTTATAATTAAACATAGTATTGTCAGTGCACCCATATATAAATGGCTCACATTCTCCGTCATCTATATTTGCATTAGGATCATAATTATAAGCTAATGGATCCATGCAACCATATATGTAAGGTATGCAGCTATCGTCATCGACGTTTGCAGATGGTAAGTAATTATATGCTAAAGGATTCATACACCCTAGCACCACAGGCACACAACCCTCGTTGTCAACATTTGCTTCTTCGTTGTAGTTAAAGGCATCCTCATCCATACAGCCAAAAACAGCTATTGTTTCACAGCTACCGTCATCATAGTCAGCTTCATAACCCTGAGTGTAATACTCTAAGTAACCAGCTTGTGCACAGCCAGCTTGGTAGTAACAACTACCATCCTCTGTATTAACAGCAGAGTCATAGTTCTGTGCAGCTTCGTCTGTACATCCGTATGTGTAAGGCTCGCAGTAGTTACCGCATCTTAAGTAAGGTGTATATACTTCGTCAGGATCTATAGGATCTAACCAAGGATTAGTTCCCTTTTCAAATACTATGTTACCATTAGGGCTTATTAGTTTAAATCCACATTGCGATACATCAGTGCTTGTACCACCCTCACCAAAGAAGCTACCAAACTCAACTTCGTAAAACTTAAACTCAACGTGTGTTTGAGAATTTACTGTTATATCATAGAAGGCTTGTTCTTCTGTACAGGTGAATGCACCAATAGGTTCTCCATCCTGAACAACTCCTAGATAAGATCCATCCCAGCCGTCTCCGCCTCCATCAAATAACATAAGGGTGTACTCACACTCAGGGATGTAATCCATGATATTTGCTTCTGGATCGTAATTAAATGCGTTTTCATTAAGACATCCTGGAATGACAGGAGTTACGCATAGATTAGAATCGTTGTTTGTAGCAAGAGAGTTGAACTCTAAGTAGTTTGGATCTAAGCATCCAAACGGTGGGTTTTCTGGGGGGCATGGATTTAGCAAGTTAGGTGCACTAATAGCTTCATATCCGTAGTCAGGATTTTGCCCTTCAAATGGTAGTATGCTATATATTGTGTTACCACATTCCGTATATACAAGTACATCTCCATCTGTAAATCCACCTGTTGTAGAACCTGCAAGTCCATCTCCAAACGTATCGTATATATTAAATGTAAACTCTACACCAAGCGGTATGCAGTATTCTGTTGTTACAGTAAGTCCTTCTGTCTGATAAAAACCTATATCTTCGCTAGCAAGAACTACTGGTATGCTGTCTGTTGTAACTATCTCCCAACTTGTTTCCCATTGAGAATATGTATCTGCAGTAATACTTACATAGACTTTTTGGGTAAATATATTACCGCATTCTGATACCTCACCATACTGACAAGACTCTCCAAATTCACTCTCTATACCAGCAAAAGGATTATAGTTTGTTGCTAAAGAATCTAAACACCCAATACCGCAGTTAGGGTTTTCAACAATTAGTGTATCCATAACTTCACCAGGAGACTCTACTATAAAATAGTATTCATCATTTGACACAGGTGAGGACGGGACACCACCATAAAAACTACCGTCAAACCACTGACCGTATGGTACAAACTGTAGATTATCTAAGTCGTCACCCCTATAGAATCCAACTGGATTACATCCAGGCTCAGGCACAGTCCACATAACCTGTAATTGACCTTGATTTGGTGCAAAAGGGAAGCAATCAATCTGACCTTGTAGATTTTCAACACCAGAACAAAGAGGCGGTATACTGTCGTTACCTGGTTGAGCAAATAAATACGTCGGAAATAAAAACAATAGTAGCAATAAATTTTTCATATTACAGTAATAGTTATAATTGAAGGTGTAGAATTAGTTATTTGAATTTTATCAGGATTAACAAAAGTTATCGTCTCTTTGCTTGGAGCATTAAAAGAGACTGTATCTGACACTTTATTTACTACAATGCTCATTTTTATTCAAAAGCTTCTGCAACATCTGCATTTACAACAAACTTGCCTTTTAATATTGTTCTATGAGTATCCAATCCAGTTGCATTAGGCAAAATGTACTGTAAATCATATCTGTAAGATCCAGAAGGAACTTGAGACATTGTTGCAGCAGAGGCTTCAATCGTAACATTACCACTATCGTCAACAGTTGGTATTTCAAAATTAACACCTGAATTGATATTAGATTGCTCCTTAGCTCTTCCTTGATTTTTCTTAGCTACACTAGCAGTTCCTATAACTAAATCTGAAGATGTAGTCTTTGTTCTTCTATCAAATTTTTCTGATTTAACCTGCATTAAAAATTCATAGTTGCTAGTAGATAAAGTTAAAGCAGTGCCTGAAGAATTTTTTAAAGTTAGGGTAAGTGAAAATGTATCACCTTTTCTACAAGTGATATTTAAAGTCTCTGAAGTATCTAAATTTACTGAACTAGCCATTATTCGTTAAGTATTGTATTGAGCATTTTATTTGAGCTATCTGGCAACTCATTTCTCTTGCCTTGACGTTGAGATATAAGTTTACTTTGATCAGCAGTCTGTTGCTCTAATCTATCATCTTTTCTATTTTCTTTAAGGATTTCAATTTTCTCCTTAAATTCTTGATCATCAGTTTTAAACCCAAGAGTAGCTTGAGCTTTAATCATCTCTATCTCTCTCTTAAACTGATGTCTCATCTGCTCCATCTTCATATCAATTTCAGCCTGCATTTGCATCTTTTGAGCATCTATCTGAGCTAAAGCCTGCATCTCTGCCATTTTAGCTTGTTGAGATTGTTGAGCTACTTGAGCTTGCATTTGAGCTTGTTGCTCTGAGTTCTGCATAGCCATTTGCTGTCTAGCAGCCATTCTTTTTTTCCTTCTAACTATTAATAAACGCTCAGCTTGACTAACATCCTTTAACTGTCTTATAGCTATAGCATCTTCAAGATCTATCTCCTGTTGTTGTAAAGCCATTTGGATATTTTGTTCAAGATATATTTTATCTTTATCATCCATGTCCTTAATTACAACAACACCAAAATTATACATTGGTAAATCGCTAAAAGATGTTAAAGCATCCATATTAGTTTCACCAATAGCGTTTTCGTACACTTTATATAATACTGATTCAGAAGGTATAATCTGAAGGCATTTAACGACATCCTCACAAACCTGCTTAAATAATATCATAGAAGCATTTGTGATATCGTAAATTGCATTATTACCAGCTGCAATAGCTTGTTGTTGAACACCAACTAAAGCATCACCTTTTGGTGAAGAGGCATCCATTGCTTCATTAATACCTGTAGTATCTCTAATAAGCCTTAAGTAGTGGTTATATAAACCAATAAGCTCGTTAATATTTCTTATGCTATTACCAATCTCACGAACTGGAGGATTTTGAAAACCACCTTCTGCATTTTTACTTCTGTAATAAAACACACCCGTCTGTTCGTAAATATCGTGAAGATCTAATGGTTGTAATTCACCACCCTTACCTAGCTGTACATTCTCAAGCCCCTCAATATCAATGATCAACCCATCTGGCTTAGCCTTAGCAATAGCTTGCTGTATCTTCAAATGAGTTAACTGAAGCATATCTGCAAAACCAATACAGCTATCAACCATAGATTTAGGCATCATATTTCTAATATTCGTTGCCGTAACAGAGTATGAAAGCCTAGCCTTACTTATATCATGTATATTTTTAGGTATGTTTTTAGATCTACCATAATTATAAAGGTATTCACATCCTAAAACATAGCTACCACCATATACAGTAGATATTTCCATTTTATGTGGTTTACGTTCAAACACACTATTTTTTGGTTGTTTGTAATTAAATCCTTTATAATAAAAACCTGTATTACCAAACTGATTTTCTTTTTCTTCAAAATTCATGCAGTCTACAGACATAAACTCAAAGTCTAAAACATGAACCATATAATCATCATAGCCATATGATGTTCTACCTAACCTATCGTTATAATATCTTTTATCATACTTGTTAGAGTCGTTTCCATTTTTCCCTCTAGATTTTTTTGCTATCTCTTGAAAATCCTCTTCTGTTAACTCGTCTGATGCTAGTCTTTTTAATTCTTGAATAGATATTTTTTTTATGTGTCCAGCATATATTAAATCCTCAAAATTAGGGTCTTCTGTCTTGCTATGTATAAATGTACATGGATCAATGTATGATACTTTAATGCCTTCATTAGGATCATTAGATCTCTTAACTACAGACATACCTATAGTTGCTAAATCATTAACACATCTACGAAATGTATTGTCTACAAAGTTATTCCATTTTAAAGTAAGCTCTGTGCCTAGCTGAGCTGATATTTCACCATCAGTCTTAATGTTTGTATCAAAAAGAATCTCAGCTTCTTCTGGAGTATCTGGCAACTGATCTGGATCTTGATCTAAAACAATACCTGTCTTATCCTTCAGTTCTTTTAGTTTTGGTTTTGCCGCTACTTGCTTTAATATCTTTTTCTTCTGTTGATTTTTTTCAGAAGAAGATAGAGGATCTATAGCCTCTAAATTAGGATAAGGATTAATAGATAAAATCTTGTTTACAGCTATTCTAACAAATTTAGGTAAAATAGGAACTGGAGTGTAGTCTATGTTTAAAAGACTACCATCACCTTTATTAGGTTGAAGAGAATTTAACAGCTGTTTGTAAATACTAGTGTCTTGAACACCAGTAGCATAATCTCTATCTTTTTCAAAGATTCTATTTCTTTTACCAACTAAAGATGAGTCATCTGTAGTTTTACCCCATTGGGCTTCAATTGCTTTTGCATATTGGATGCCATACTGCTTGCTCTCCTTAACCTCTGTGGGTTGTAGTGGATCAGGGAATCCATGCTTACTTTTTTGATTATTATTGTACATCCTTAAGATACGGCATTTCTATTTAGCAAATATAGTAAATCATCCGATTACTTGATATCTCCTAAAAAACTGTTTATCATTGAAGTTACTTTTCTTTTTAACTTTACTTTTTTGCGATGCAAGAAGAGCTAAACCAGAACTAATTGTAAGGTCAAACTTTGTTCTATTGTCTATTTTATAACCTATCCAATCTTCTAAAGTTTTATTAAAATACATCTTCCCCATTTCGCCACTCTCTCTGTTTACACCTACATGATCATGTATATAAGCCTCAATAGCATGAGCGTGAGCTTGTATTACATCTTGAGAATTTGATGGTATTCCTTTTGTTTTAGATTTCATACCACTAGCGCTAATTAAATGCTGTGGTCTATCCATTAGATATCCATCATAACCTCTTGATTCAAAGTATCTTGCTATACCGTACTTATTGTTTTCAATTAAGATAGGATATCCATAAAACACAGCAGCCATTAAAACATCTTCATAGAATATTTTAGCAAGAGGAGGTCTAGCTGCATACTCTACAACAAACATATTTGATGGGTGCTCCATATGAAACTTGTTGTATAAGTGCAAAGCTCCTTTAGATCCTCTACCATCTACTGTAGCGTCAAGATCATAGCTATCGACACCTCCCACTCCGAAGTCAGAATGAGGAGCAACTCTTTT